TGCTATTTCGGTAAATGGTGTTGTTGGTTGGGATTTATATGAAAAAAGTGGAATAAATGCTGATAGAATGGTAGAGTTTTTAGAAGCAAATATAACAAACAAATTCAAGAATAAATTAATTATTTTAGATAATGCTAGTAGTCATAGAAATTCAAAGGTAAAAGAAGTAATAAACAAAGACAACCATTTATTATATGCTGTTCCATATCAACATTTTACGAATTCCATAGAAAATTATTTTAGTATGTTGAAATCACGATTACAAAAGTTAGACGGATTAACACACGCAGAATTGAAAGAAAATATAACCAAGACCATAAGGAATATACCAAAAGAAAAATACAGGAACATAATTAAGGGTGCTTACGAAAGACCAGAAAAATATGTATTCAAGAAAAACAATACACGAAAAATCAAGAAGAATTATTTATAGGCGGTTTCATTTCATAACTTGTGAAAATGGGCGTTTTAAATGAGAAAAGGTGTAAAGAAAAAATCTTGGTAATTAGAGAAAATTTATAATTAAAATTGTTTACAAATACAAATAGTTTTATTTTTATGGTCCAAATGTTTCATTGTTTTTCTTCTCATTGTCCTCTTCTTCCACACTCGACATTAGCCACTCAAGCCGCTTATCTGCGCCGGTATGCCATTCTTCCAGAAGGTCATCACAAATTTGCCTGTTATTTTTAGGCGGGTGAGATAAGACCCATTCATCCAAAAGCTGTTCCGATCTTTCGGGTTGGGTTGTAATTTGCGGTGGGCACGGGTCCTCTTCCTCTTGTTTTTTGTAGTCAATTTTGTTAGTCATTTTGTCTTGAAGCATCACCCACGCGTTCATATAAGCACTACTCGAATAGTCTATACGCGAGTCAATCGCATTGAATCTCTTCATTGGCTGGGGTCTTTTTCTTAGTAATTCCATTTTGCTTGTAGTTAATTTCGTGAATTGGTTGTTAAGTTAACGTTGATGTATATGTATATTTAAAAAGCATTTCAATTTTTTTGTAAAATAAGTGAATATACATATACTTATAAAGTATAAAGTATAAAGTATAAAGTATAAAGTATAAAGTTAAAAAATAAATATAACGATAATTAAAAGTCTCACTATAGTATAATACAATGGGGATTCATCTTGGGAAATTTGTTCATACAGAAACAGGAAAAACAATAATGTCTATTTTATTGGGTTTTGGGTTGGCTTCGCTTTTTAGACAAGTATGCAAGAATAAAGAGTGTTATAATTTTTATGCTGCACCTTTAGAACAAATAAATAATAAAATATATAAAAACAATGGTAAATGTGTGAAATATTCTCCAGTACCGAGTAAATGTAGTATTAATACAAAAACAATTGAATTTGAATAGACCTCTTCTTATTTTGGCTTTGCGTAATTATTATAATCAATCATTCTTTATAATAATTATGAGTGATTCTACTAGCATTTTAGATTTACCAACTGACCCAGTTAGTGGAGGAAGTATAAGTAATAATATATCCATCACGGCGTCTGAAAATATGATTAATACGTTGCAACAGCAGCCCCAAGGTCAATTTAGCGGTTTAACTTTAGACCAGACAACAATCAGTCAAATAGTTAACGGACTGCAGCAAGCAAGTTTAAGTGGCGCAACCCAATTACCGTCTCGTGATATTCCTATGAATACTTCAGGGCATAACATCGACCCAAATATTCAACCGAATTATGTCCCACAGCCTCCTGAAAATAATTCGGATTATATCAAAAATTATGAACAAACAAATGATATGATTAATGAGTATAACAAAAATTACCAAAGACAAAATTCGTTAGATGATATGTATAATGAAATCCAAACACCTCTTTTATTAGCGGTACTTTACTTCCTATTTCAATTACCTTTTTTCCGGAAATTTTTGTTTAGTTATTTCCCTATTTTATTCTCAAATGACGGAAATCTGAATATCAATGGATTTTTATTTACAAGTGTTTTGTTTGGTATATTGTTTTACTTGTTAAATAAAATTACTACACATTTTGGGGCATTCTAATCTCTAAAAATATATAAGCTTTTACTAATATAAAAGGATATAAAACTAATTTACATAATAAAATAATTTAACTATGGAAAGTTTGTTAAATATAATAAATATGAATTATACAAATGTAATTAAAATGTCTATTTTTAATTTTTTAAAAACAGGAAATCCAATGTATGATGCGATTATTTCAACTATTGCTATTAGTTTATTTGGTTATCTAATGAATTCTATCTGTGAGAATTATAATTTTATAAAAAATATTAGTATTTTTGATATAAAAGAATTGTTTTATAGGAAAAATTCCATTATTATAGAAGGGAAAAAAAGCTCTATTGTTTCCAGTTATTCGTTAAGCCATAATGTAACTACTGTTTATAGCAATCGTTTTAAAGCTATTTGGAATTATATTATTGTAAATATTGAAAGATATAAATCTATTAATACACTTAAAGAATATCATAGCAATTTTCAGTCTTCAAATGAAGAAGATGGTAGAAGAAAGAACGTAGATATTTTTATGGTTTATCAAAATAAATGTTTTATTATAGATGAAGATATTTTTGTAAAAACTATTATAGAACAAGAAGAATCAAAAGACGATAAAGAGAAAGTGAATTCAAAGACAGATACAATTATAATTACAATTTATTCTTATAAGTACTCTATTAATTATTTGAAAAATTATGTAGACAATATTACAGACAAGTACTTATCTTCTATAAAAGAAAAAAGGTCAAATAAACGGTATATATATTGTTTAGAAAAAGTTATAATCAAAGATGAAGAGTCTATTTTAAATTGTTGGAGTGAATGTTTTTTTGAAAGTACAAGAACATTTAATAACATATTTTTTGATGGTAAAGACCAATTAAGAGGAAAGATTGATTTTTTCTTACAAAATAAAGATTGGTATTATGAAAAGGGAATTCCTTATACGTTAGGCATTGGTTTACACGGGCCTCCTGGAACAGGAAAAACATCATTGATTAAGGCACTCGCTAATTATACCGAGAGACATATTGTTTTTATTTCTCTCAAAATGTTTAAAACTAAAGGACAATTAGATAAATTTTTCTTTGAAAATACCTATAATTCTAACAATGAAATAGCTACTATTACATTTGATAAAAAAATTATTGTTTTTGAAGATATTGATTGTATAGGAGAGATTATTTTAGATAGAGATTCAAATAAAAAACACGTGAATTGTAATACGAAGAATAATACAATTGATAAAAATATAGAAGTCAACACTGATGAAGAAAATATAAAAATAAAAGATGTATTGAATGGGATTCGTGAACTAAATAGTTCTTCTGAAATGATTAAAGTAACACAACAAAATGTCGACCCTCCTATTACATTAGATGATATTCTAAATTTATGGGATGGCATTCGAGAGACTCCAGGAAGAATATTAATTATAACTTCAAACCATTATGACAAGTTGGACCCTGCATTAATTCGACCAGGGAGGATTGATATTACTCACGAATTAAGTAATGCAAGCCATAATACAATATCTCAAATATATTTTCATTTATTTGGAAATAATATAGATCCTAATATTTTAAAAGATGTGAGTGATTTATTTTATACGCCAGCAGAATTAATAAATATTTATATTGGTAATAAAACAGAAGAAGAATTTGTAAAAAGACTATTGCAAAATAAAAAAATATAAAAACAAAAATAGGAAAAAAATAGGAAATACTGTAAAATATGAAAATACAATTTACGTTTTATTATGAAATAGTAAATACTGTTTTATAATAAGATAATAACATAATAAATGATAAACGAATATGTTTTAAAATTAATTGAAAATTTACCTGATGAAATAAAAAATGTCAAAACGCCTTTAGTAATAGATATAGTATTAGATGGAGGTATATTTAATGGTAGTTACCTCGTTGGTGCTTTGTATTTTTTAAAAGAAATGGAAACCCGTAATTATATAAAAATAGACAGAATATCTGGTTGTAGCGTAGGATCTATCGTAGCACTCTTGTATTATATGGATAGTTTGGACCTAATGCCAAAGTTATACGAAATTATAAATAATGATTTTAAGAAAACATATCGGTTACAACTTTTAAAAGATTTAAAAATGCATTTATGTGAACGTATACCAAAAAATATATGTGAAAAAGTAAATGGTAAATTATTTATTACATATCATAATATTAAAAAAGGTTCAAAACCGGTAAAATCTACATACAAAGATGTAGATGAGATTATAAATACAGTAATAAGATCTTCTTATGTACCTGTTTTAATAGATGGAAACATATTGTATGAAAGCAAATATATGGACGGTGTTTTCCCTTACGTTTTTCCGAAAGAACCAAATAAAAAAATATTGTACCTAGACCTTTTTGGGTATGATAAAATAGGAAACTTATTGAATGTTAAAAATGAAAAATCGAATTTTCACAGAATTCTCTCTGGACTTCTTGATATACATTGTTTTTTTATTAAACAAAGCAATACTCAAATGTGTAGTTATGTAAATGAATGGGGGTATTCCCAACTGTTATTTTATTATTGTAAAAAAGTGGTAGAGAGAATGTGTATTTATTGGACACTTTTTGTTATTTTATTAAAAAATCATATTCCAGATGATTTTAACGATACGGTTTTATGCAAAATATTATCAAAAATATCACAAGATATTTTTATCATTATATTGGAAAATTATTGTTTATAGAATTTGCTCTAAATACTCTATAATTTTGTAACGATATAAAAATATTAGATAAATATAATTAGTTAACGAATGAAATTTATATATTTCTATCTATTTCTATGTATATTTTTTTCGAATGTTACATTTATCAATACAGTCACACAACGTATATGGTTAATACGTCATTGCGATAAACCTGAATCGCCTAATAATAATTGTTGTAGTAAAATAGGGTATGAAAGATCGAAAAAATGGCATTTATATTTCAACAAGTTTTTCAATAAAGAAACTATTGTTGAAATATACACCTCTAATTTTAATGAAAAAAGAATATGTATTGATAATTTAGATATAATACCAAATTATCACTGTCAAAAATCACAAAGAATGTTTTTAACAGCCACTATCATTAAAGAGCAATTAAATATAAATACAAATATAAATACAAATATAAATATAAATTTCGATTATTGTATTGGTTATGCAAAACAAGTGATAAAACGAGTTTGTAATAATATTTTTATAACAGATGCTATTATTGTATGGGAGCATAAAGAGATTATTGATATTATTCGTAATTTTGATATTTCTATTAAAAAATGGAAGAATAAATACAGTAATAATTATGATATAGTTTTTATGATAGATTTAAAAACAAAACAATTATTTTATGATTGTTTTGATTATACTATAAATATAAGTAGTTGTTCAAAAAACATTGAAGTATGGTTAAATAATTTTGATAAAATAGAAAATTATTACAAATATTATAAAAATAACCTAGGTGTTATGAATAAAATAGACGAAACCTCTAATATTACTAAACCACCTTTGTATTTAATTATTCTTTTTTCAGTTTTTTTGTATTCTTTTATATGTTTTTGTATTTATTTTACTATAAAACGAATAACAACAAATACAAGAAGAGACGGGTATGTTGTAATTAATTAAATTTTAACGTAATTTTGGAAATGTTATTTTTTATACCGTCTCTTTTGAGTTTTACCTCCATAAATAGAAAACAATTTTGTTTTTTTTGTATATTTTCTCTTTTTTCTTTTTTCATTAATTGATTTATTATTTAATTTATGAGATTTGCCCTCTGTAGTATTATTTGTATTTGTTTTATTCTCTTTTTTATTTTTATAGTCATCTGGCTTGTAATTTAAAAACCATTCTGCGAATTCTTCTTTATTGCCATTTTCCTTTAATTCCTGATATTTCACTGCTTTTTGTGCACGCAATTCTTCCACGGTATCTTGATGCCCATAGCAGGTAATACTAAACCTACGAAGGAGTCCCTTTTGTTCTAGTCTATTTTTTTGTTGAACATCAAATAAAAATTTGGACATACATAATATTCTATCCAAAAATTGGTTATAATAAGGTCTATCTGCATATAAAAAAGCCAAATAGAAACTCAACATAGTATCAATGGTAGCAATTTTAACCTTTTGTTTATTTATGTTCAAAACATTATAACTATGACAAGCAATGGGTTTATAAATGAAAACAACGGTATCTTTTCCAATACAAACCTCGTAATGTTGAGGAATAACTTCACCAACAGATTCTCTTTTTATAATTTTGGTGTTCTTAATTCCTATGTCTTTTAAACGGTCCTTCACTATTTCGGCGGTTGTTTCTGGATCATTTGACAAAACATCAAAATCCGCAACTTTCTCTAACTTATGCCTCAAATTTTTAGGCATATATTGAGAATAGAGAGAAATAGCATAACCACCAAAAAATACAACCCCTTGATTCACTAATGTGTTCCTTACATTTTCATAAATTTCGTCTTCATCTGTTTTATTTTCCATTCCTCTTTGAAAATCAACATTGTTACAATTTAAATCGGTAATTGGATAATGGTCATTTAAAAGTGTTAAACGTTTCATAACCTTTTCCCATCTACTAGTATCTCCTGCTGGTCGAGATAATTCTAAATACATTGCCATCCTCAAATAATTCGGTGGGGTGTACAATATTCCTCTAATACGAATAGCATCTTTTTTAAGTGAATTAAAAATTTCTTTTGGCAATACAGTAATATCTGCTACAGGAATATAATTCACAAACACTTTATATGTGCCGTGGTGTTGCCCAGATTTAGCTTCTACATCGGTAAATCCTTTTTTATAGTAAATATCTGCCAATTCTTTTGTATCCTTTAATGCATCCATAGAAAAAAAGTCGTAATCAGGTATTTCCACTTCTTTATTGTAAAATTGATCTTCTTCTGGTAATATATTATTAATAGCTGTTCCTCCATAACAAATCAAGTTTTTTTTCTCAATAAAATCTTCAACCACCTTAATAATTTTCTTTATATCATCCGAGTTCACGACGCGTCTCGCTATTTTTTCTTCTGCTTTATCCACAGCCATACGTAGAATAGTTAATTCGCATTCTTGAAATGTTAAGTCCTTGCAATTATTTTTTTGTTTCATATGGTTCTTATATAATAAACAGATTAATTATTATATAAAAAATTATTTATAATAAAGCTGAATAATTAGAATATGATAGAAACGCTAGAAGAGAGAAATGAAATAGCATTGAATGAAATTAAAATTCAACCTATAAAAAAACGCATTATAAGAGAAATAAAAATGCTGGATACAAACTTTTCTTCAATAACTATTTTTGCACAGGGCGAATCTGGTTTGCCTGTCTTACAAGTAAAAGATAATACATATAAAACGAATAACATATATTGTGTAAGTTTTACAAAAGATTATCCATTTAGACCACCAAATGTTATAATAAATGGTAAATCTTATAATAATTTACTAGTAACAAAACCAATATTTATAGGACAATTGAAGAAATTATGGGATTTACAATGTTTATGTTGCAATACAATAATTTGTCATAGTAATTGGTCACCAGCACATACCTCAAATCATATATTTTTAGAAATTCACAAATATAGGAAATATAAGAAAATTTTGATAAATAAATTATTTTGCGATAAAATTAAAGAAAAATATTTGATAGAAGACATCAATTTAGATTGTTGGCTGTTTTGAGTCAGTGGGAGTGGTTATCTATTTGTGTTACTTAACCATCTCTAACCATCTCTTTTTGTGCGGTTTAAATGAGAAAAGGTGTAAAATTTAAAATTTAAAATTGTAATAATCTGTGGAAGCTTTTCGTGTTTCATAAGAATATGCGGGATTTTGTGGAGTAGGTGTAGGTATGGTTACCGGTTTATATCGTAATTCTTCAGGTTTCAAAGAAAACGCATACCCGCACCTGTCAAAAAACAATGCATTCTCTAACAAAAAATTATCTACTAATTGATAACGCATCGCTACCATTTGACACCCATAATTGCGGCATAAATAACCACTTGGATTTGATGGACTAACACCTTTATCAGGAAATACAATGGTCATATCCCTCTTGTTAAATTCAGTTAATTCTTGTGTGTCGGGATTATTTTTAACACCATAATAATCATACCCACGCATAAATGCGGAATTGCTTGTGATATTTACATACTCCAAAAATTCTTGGTTTTGTAAAAAGGCATTATTTGTACGATCCACAATTAATATGACCTTATTCTGAAAACTCAACAAAGGCGACGCACCCATATTTTTACCAGAATTTTCAAAACTATAATCTTTGCCAAGCATTATGGAATCGTACGATTTTAGTATATTTGCTAAATTCGAATACATCTCTTGATTATTGCTTTTAATACGTAAATGAATAATCAAAGGGTCTGTTGGGTTCGGGCAAGTACCTCCTGAAAACGCGTAATTTTTAATTGTATCCATCACGATTGCAAAACTTACAGAATTAAATGTTTCTTTTACATAATAATCATCTGTGGTGCTTGTAGAAACAACGGGTTGATTATTAATGGAATAAATTTCAAAATCTAAACACCGAACGCCTTCTTTTATAATGGACTTTAATACGTTTACATCAACATAATCATTTTTGTATGTCCCTCCGCTGCAAGCATTGTATGCAGTTTTAATGTAATAATCATATAAATTTTTGGAACAGTCTGGGTCATTGGATGAGATTGGGCGTATATTTCCATTTACAGAAGGATAAAGTGAGTTCATATAGCTAACTTCACGCCCGCCCAATTTACTTAAATAAATCATATAAACAATAAAAATAACTAAAATTATCAAAATGAATGCTATAATCATATAACTCTTGAAATTGTCGTCCATATTTTTTATCACGCTTAAATAATCATTTAATTGTGTTGACATTTATATCTAATATATTATATTATTTTTAATTTCAGTTAGATAATTATTTTGTATATTGGATTATTCTGTTATTATTATTTATGATATTTTATGTTTTCTATTATTTTTAGAAAAATAAATTAAATTATATTATGATGGAATAAATAATTAAAAAATTTCTATATTATATACTTAATATGGCAGGTGGTTTACTTAATCTTGTTAGTCAAGGTCAACAAAATGTAATTTTAAATGGTAACCCTAGTAAAACATTTTGGAAATCAACATATAAAAAATATACAAATTTTGGAAAGCAAAACTTTCGTCTGGATTTTGAGGGAACCCCAACGTTGAATTTAACCTCATCGTCAACATTTAATTTTAAAGTGAAACGGTATGCCGATCTCTTAATTGATTGTTACATTTCATTGACATTGCCTACTATTTGGAGTCCTATTATGCCTCCTCAAAAATATACGGATGAAAATGGAAAGACCCAATATTCACAATGGGCGCCTTATGAATTCAGATGGATAAAAAATTTGGGGTTTCAAATAATTGAAAATATTACAATTAATTGTGGTAATCAACAGATTCAAAAGTATTCAGGTCAGTATTTATTAGCAAGTGCATTAAGAGACGCAAAAAAATCATCATTATTAAATATTATGATAGGACATACTGAAGAGTTAAATGACCCAGGTAATTATTTTGGTCGTGTAAATACATATCCAAATGCTTATTATACACCAAATGCAGGAGGCGCACATCCTTCTATATTAAGTAAAACATTATATATACCTATTGGTGCTTGGTTTACGTTGGCTTCTAATCAAGCTTTTCCATTAGTTGCACTTCAATATAATGAGCTGCAAATAAGTGTAACATTTAGGCCAATTTCAGAATGGTTCACAATTCGTGACGTTATGGATCGGGTAAACGATTTTCCATTAGTTGCGCCGAATTTTAACCAATATTATATGCAATTTTATAGATTTCTTCAAACCCCTCCATCAGATATTTCTTTAGGACCCACTGCATATAAAGATACAAGAACAATATGGAACGCCGACATTAATTTGAATTGTACTTATTGTTTTTTATCAAATGACGAGGCAGATATATTTGCAAGAAATGAGCAAAAATATTTAATAAAACAGGTTTATGAAAAACCCTATTATAACGTTACAGGTAATAACAGGGTAAATTTAGATTCTTTGGGTATGGTTACTAGTTGGATGTTTTATTTTCAAAGAAGTGATGTTAATTTGCGGAATGAATGGTCTAATTATACAAACTGGCCTTATGACTATTTACCTACTAATGTTGAACAAGCGCCTACTGCAAATCCAGCAAATGGAGGGATAGATTTTAGCGGTAATAAATATGGTCCAGGGTTAAACTTTGATGAATCTATTACCAATTTTTTTATAACAGGGGATTATAACCCGCAAAATATACAATACATTTTACTTTCTATGGGAATTTTATTAGATGGTCAATACAGAGAGAACGTATTACCTGTTGGTGTATATGATTTTGTTGAAAAATATTTATCAACCGCAGGAGACGCGCCTCAAGGGTTATATTGTTATAACTTTTGCTTAAATACTGACCCTTCTGAGATACAACCATCAGGTGCTATTAATATGAATAGATTTACGAATGTACAGTTGGAATTTACAACTATACAGCCACCTTTGGACCCTTTTGCGCAAGTATTAACTATTTGCGACCCTGTAACAGGAGACATTGTTGGTGTTAATAAACCTTCTTGGCGTATTTATGATTTTAATTATAATATGTATTTAATGGAAGAGCGGATTAATATCGTAACCTTTGTTGGTGGGAATGCAGGTCTAATGTATGCAACTTAGATAGAAAAGTTAAAAGTTAGATGGAAATGGACCATCTTCCATAAATTCTCCAGTGAGAGTAAATTTACTTTTGTAATTAGGCATATATCTTACATTATAAGGTTTGTATCTTTGATCAAATAAACCTTGGTATTCATTAAATTTTGTAATCCACGTATTTACACCAAAATTAGGTGTTGCAGGTTTAGAATACACGTCTTTTGTAATTGTTGTCGCGTCTGTTCCATACCCACTTGTTAAAGATGAATATTGAGGTGTTAATCCCATTGTTAATTTACCAGATTCATTTGCCCCCCTTATAAAATTATTATCATTATTATTATCATTATCATTATTTGTAAAACATTCTGAAATAAAATCATTTTTAATAAAAAAATGAATCCACTTGAATATAATAACTAATAATAAAATACATAATAATACAAATAATAATGTAATATATTTTTTTGAAAATAATGACATATAATATAATTTGTTATAATATAATTTCATATAAAATATATATTATTAGCTTTTTAGTAAATAAATAAAATAATATTTTTTAATATTATTTTAATATAAGTAATGACAGAATCAAATGAAGCCAGTGTTATAGATAAAAAAAAAGACATATTGAACACCAATACTGAGAATTATATGTCTAATATTGGTAGTTTTGTATTGACTGTAATAGTATTGTTTATAATTATTATAGTATATTATTCATCAAGTGGTATTGTTTTGTATGCGTGTAAATTAGCGCAATCGAATATTTTACCAACAGATTCACAATGTTATCCATATAATGAAGCAAAACCAAATATTCAACCGATTCAAACGAATATATTTACAACATTTTCAGATCCTCAATTATCTATGAAAATAAAGTTTCCTACAGATGATTACAATTTGTCTAATAAAATCCTAGATATGTTTCGTGAATATAAAAACGAACCAAACTCGCATTTTTTAGCTAATTATTTCATTTCTATTATAGAATCAGTTATTCAATTTAACTACTCATCGTTAAGTACAATTTTAAATATGTTAAATGGGTTACCTGAAGTATTATTAGTTTTCCTTGGGCCTATTATGGTTAGCATTATAACTATATTTATTTTTTTATTCGACCATTTATACCTAATTTACTTATGGTTTGTAAATATGGGTTGGTTTTTTAAGAAAAATGTAAATGATTCACTTAATGTCGATTCTAAACCAAAATGGGAATACGTCACTTTCCTAGAACCGGTAAATTATTGGATAGCATTATGCTTAGTATTATTATTTGTTATTGTATTTTTCATAGTATTTCCATTTTTTTCAGTAATAGCATTCCTTACACTCTCTTGGTGTATAGTGTCATTAATAACGTATACAGCTTCAATGAATAATAAAAGTATAAATGCTGGAACAATAATACAAGATATATTTAAATATTATAAACTACCTATTATGTCTATTTTCAGTTTTTTGGTTATAGTAAGTGCATTTACTAAGTTAGGAAATATACCTGGTATATTTTCTATAATAACATTGGCTCTAATATATTTTGGAATAATATCGATTGATATATTTAATCCAATAAATAAAGATAATTTAACGCCAATAGTTAGTTATAATCAAGCAAAAAAAACTTGTGCCTACACAGGAACGCTAAAGCCAAAGCACGGGTTATTGTATAATTTATTATTTGGACAAAAAGGCGGTAATATAACAAGTGAATTAAAAAAGTTAGGTAAAAGTATTTCTTAATTAAAACTTAAAAAAACACCATTTATTAATGAAATGGGAAACAAAAAAGATAAAAAAAAATCAAAGTATCCACTTGTAAGTTTATGCACACCTACATTTAATAGAAGACCATTTATTCCAAGTATGATTAAATGTTTTGAACACCAAACATACCCTAAGGATAAAATTGAGTGGTTAATATTGGATGATGGTACAGATAAAATTGGTGAATTAGTATCTCATATTCCACAAGTTAAATATTTGAAATATGATGAAAAAATGACATTAGGAAAGAAAAGGAATATATTAAATCAAAAGTCAAGTGGTGATATTATTATTTTTATTGATGATGATGATTATTATCCTCCAGAAAGAATCAGTCACGCGGTAGAAACATTACAACAAAACCCGAAGGCGTTATGCGCAGGTTCTAGTAAAATGTTTATTTATTTTAAGCATATCAATAAGATGCTTCAATTTGGTCCATATGGTCCGAATCATGCAACTGCAGCCACTTTTGCTTTTAAACGTGAATTATTATCACGAACTAAATTTGATGAAAAATCTTCTGTTGCAGAAGAAAAAAATTTCCTGAAAGATTATACGATCCCTTTTGCGCAATTAGATCCTATGAAAACAATATTAGTATTTTCACATAATCATAATTCTTTTGATAAAAAAGAGTTGTTAACTCAAGGTCCTAATCCAAATATAAATGAAACACATTTGACACCAACCGATTTTGTAAAAGAACCAGAATTACTAAAATTTTTTATAAATGATATTGAAGATTTGTTGAATGCTTATGAACCTGGCAAACCTGAAAATAAACCGGATGTTGTAAAACAGTTAAAAGAGATTAAGGCTACGAGGGAAAAAATGAACAATGACTACGTACAAAATATGCAAACCCTAAATAGAATACATTCTATGATAAATAATTCTGGTCAACCTCATATTGAAAATAATATTGAACAGCAAAAACAAGTTATAGAGCAATTATTAATGGAAAATACTCAATTAAAAAACCAGGTTAATTATTTGGAAAATAAAATCAAACAGCTAATTAGTGAAAAAATACAACAAAAAACTATAGATATAACAATCTCAGAGAAACAAGTAGCGCCATTGATTGAAAACAAATAAATGTATGAAGTGTATAAAATAACAATAAAATTAATATTTTAAATATATTTAAAGATAACTCCCTTAAATATATTATAATAAAATAAGGATGGATTATATAGATACATTTAACCCTGCATATCAAAATGATTATGAAACTAATTCAACAGGAAAAAACATAATTGATGATGCAAAAAAAATGGACGTAGGATACAACAAATTATGGAGAATGATTCCTCGTTCGGATGGGAGTCTAAAACGCTCTAAGATAGAAGTATATACATCTAGTGGAATAGGGGCAAATATTAGAAATGCTGCGTCGGGACAATACTATTCCCATAAGGTAGGTTCGTCGGACGAAGACTTGTTTTTTACTGTTATAATGGCGACAGGCGAATGTAGAAGTAAAAATGGTTCGAGTACATTATTTTATGATTCGCCCCAACAATATATGTCACATATGAATTCTGTTGTTAGTCCTTCTTTGATAGAAAGATGGACAGAAAAACGAAATGATAGATTGCGCGAATCAACCAAGGAAGACATATTGAAAAGTAAACAAGCTTCAATTGTTGTTAATTAAAAAAATATAAAAATTTTATATGTTATTATATATGAAATTTTTACTTCTGTGTTTTATAAATTATATACAAAAAAATAACTTGTTTTTAGAAAAGTCAAATACTTTATATGATAAAGTTATAAATAATACTAATAAATATAGCGGGTTTGATTATAGATATATAGAAAATGAAGATAAACAAAATATAATAATTTACAAAATACAAAAAAATTTTGAAAATAAAAGGTTGCTTAATATACTAGAAAATAACAATATAAACATACATACAAAAATAGGTTTGCTATATGATAATAGTGTAAAACCTACAAATATTATGTCTGGTGGTCTTATGACAAATTATGATTTTGAATTTTAGTAAATGGTGTAAACGTATTATTCATCTATTTCAATATCACAATCAAACTCTTCAAGTTCTTTGTCAATAGTTCCTCCTGCGTTTTCTGTAATATATTTTTCTATATATTTATAAATACGATTAATATCCAATTTAACAATTTCGTAGTTTTCAAGTAAGTGTGAAATAGTATTATCATCATTGTTATTGTTTAAATAAGTAAAAAACCCAAACAAATCGTTTTTATTCATTCCTAATTTATAACATAATTTCTGTATAAAAAGTAAATTGTTATACTCAGTAGAATATTTTGTAAGTACTTTTGTAAATCTAATATCTAATGGTTCATATTTTTGTTTTTTTATAAAATTCTCGTGATATAATTTATTATTTTTAAATGTTTTAATAAGAGAGCTCATTTCGCTTAATTGCCATATTTGTTTTTGAAATGTTATCCTATCAATATAGTCAGAAAAACATATGTTATCTAATTGTTTTATATAAAATGGTATAGAGTCTTTTTTATCTATTTTTTCAATACAATCAATAATATTTTCGTGCCATAAAAGCCCAACACTTGTTCTATCTGTTTCATTCATAATGATATTATGTTCATAAATATTATAGTAATTATTCATAAGTTTTTTTGTAATATTTTTTGTGTCGTCGTTATAAGACTTTATTTGAAGTATATTTTCTATTATATCATTATTAAAAATTTCTGGTTTACTTTTATAAAATTTAAAAATATTATTCAGTTTTCTCAAGTCTCCTTGAACAAAATTCGCAATTACAGATTTTGTCTTTTCGTTAATACTTGGTAATAATATGTTGGTTATATTTAATATTTCTTGCATATTAGGTGTTATAAGTTCTATAGTATTACATACCTTAATGAGCTCTTTTATTTTTTTGTCAAGTCTATAATTTCCAATACATATAATTGGGTTCATAGTAATTTCTTCTAATTTTTGCTTCTTTGTTTTTTTTGGCCTAATAAGTTTTATTAAACTATTTATACCACCTTTATCGCCACTATTCATACCATCTATTTCATCCATAATAATAGCAATTTTTCTTACCTTTTTATTGAATAAACTCAAAATGTTTTTATCTGACATATTATGTTTTTGTATATCTTCAATAACTGTCGTATTTCTTATATCACTAGCATCATATTTAATAATATCATAATTCATTTCTTTTAAAATATTAGTTACAAATATAGTTTTACCTGTTCCAGGATCTCCGTAAACATATATACCTTTTTTATAAAGTAAATTATTTTTATTTAATTCAAAATCTTTTAAGAATTCTTTAATAGCGGAAGCTTTATCTTGTCTCTTTAATAGATCATTAATATTTAAATCTTCCATCTAGTATATTTAATATTTTCTTTTTATATATATATTAATTGAACAATAGTAAAATTAAAATACATTTTATTATTAAAATTTATTTCAAAATTATGTAAATTATTGACACGGGTTATTTGCGCCATATGTTATACCGTCCCAGCTCACACCGCATTTTGTAGCCCAAGTATATTTATTACAAGTGCCTTGTGAACCAGTATATGGAGGATTATTAAAATTCATAACTAAATGCTGTGTCCCGCTTGAAGCAGGACATGTTCCTAAATCTAGAACATTTGTACACGTTGAATTATTACCAGAACCGTCAATTGTCCAATAATCAGGACAATTAGGTACCATAGGCGGCCATATTTTTGCCTTTGAGTATGTTAAAGATATTCCAATAATTATCAAAGCAATAATTAATATAATAATAGCGGAATAAAGAACTATTTTTTGAAAACCTTCCATATAAAATAAATATATATAATTTTTTCTATTTGAGTAATATAAATGAGCAAAGTAAATAATGGACGTGTAGATATTAAAACTCCTAATACTTCTGATTTATTTAAATTATATGATAAAATACCAGCTAATGAATGTGTTACTTTTAGGAATGCAACGGAAGGTTTGTGGACATCGTCGCCTTTGTCGCAAGCATTTTTCTCTCAACAAAATATTCAAATAATACAAAATGGTATTCGGTCTGGCGTATATCATAAGTCAAATGGACAATATACGATTGGAGAGCAAGATGTAGATTCTTTAAAAATAATAATGAGAAGTGTATATCTTCAAAATTGTACAAACCAACCATTTAATTATAAAGAACAAATCGAAGAGTTAAATAAAATTGTTTTAACTTACTGTATTCAACAAGTTTATAGTGAGGCTCAAGGATATATGAAATATATAGACGATGTTAGCACATTAGCCGTTCCTATTGCACACCCGGTTATGTCAAGTAACAATGATAGACAATTAGAATTAAAATCGTGGTTCTAAAAGAAAACAAGTAAAAAATTTATATTTGTATAAATTTTTTATACTTACCATATTTTTTCAATATATATGTGAAATTGTAAAGTCAAATGTTTATAATAACAATTTATTAACAATATCATTTAATTCGTGTGTTTTATTTATGAATAACATATCAACTTGCATATTAAATCCATTAATATAGTGATTATCAATTATATCATATGGAATAAATCCTATAGTATCCATAAAACTGATATGCTCTAAAAACCCAGGTACACCTTCATTATATTGTCCAAATAATGGCATTTCTAAAATTATAAAATCGGTTCTATTTAAAATAGAAGTTGATCCTTTTAATATAGGTATTTCAGCTCCCTGGCAGTCAATCTTAATTAATATATTTTTTTTATCTTGTAAAATGTTTTTCTCTAAAATATGAGTATTTAAATCTATTGTAGTTCTTTTAATGATTTGGCAATTTGTAAAATGTTTGGTTTTCTCTCTAAATATGGAATCACCCGTATTTTTCATTTGATACCAATTAACTTCTTCTACTTTATCATTTAGTAAAACATTATATACTTTTGTATTATTAGAATAAAAAAATTGTTGTAATTCAGTATAATCGATTGCTTCAAACAAATAGTAATCACAATTATTATATATATTTTTCATTGCATTTGTCCAATTACCGTGATGTGCGCCAATATCTAATATAGCATCGGGAGTGTATCCTATATTTCTCAAATGTAAAAGTTTACCAAACATTTAATAATATTATTAGAATCTTTAAATATAAATAATTTAATACATAATTTTAATCTTCCTCTAAAACTAAAGGTTGTTTGGTTTTTTTTAATGGTCCTTTAGAGACAACTTTCTTATTGTTTGGTTTTACTATAGTCTCTCCATTCATTAATCGCGAACGTTCTTCTTTGTATTCAATGTACTGTTGTTGAAGTTTATCTAACTCGGATAACCACATTTGTTGAATAGTTGTATTTTTAATACTCTCCAGTTCTTTTTCCTTAGTTGACTTATCTTTTAAAAGTTTCATTACACTCTCTTCTGTTACGGAATCCATCGGCATCTTTACAAGATATTTATACTCAGGGTCTTCTTCAATTTTATCGTACTTTTTACTTTCCAACATAACAATAACAACATCCTTACTTTTCTTTCTTAAATCAATCGTGCCATCTAAGTTTTCTTGTATATATTTTGCTTTATTAGATAAAACAACCAATTCTTTTTCCAACGCATCAATCATAAAGTCTTTTCTTGCCTTATATAGTTCGAATCTTACTTCATAATAATCATCAATGATTTCGTGTATTTTTTCATATTTATTTAATTTATCATTGGAATCAAACAAATGCATATTTGTAGTAGTATTGGTTGTATATAATTTCAATATTTTTTCAACCCCATTGCAACCATAATCTCCAGACATTTGTTCTAATTCTTCCAATTTTCCTTTTGAAAATGTAATTGTAAAATCAACATTTGTATCTTTACTCATATCATCATAATCTTTAATGATGGTCAATGGTTTTTTCCCATCTTTTCCTGGTGAAGGCTCAATTAATTCCTCCAATAACTCCTTAAAATCTTCCGTCCAATATCCAATGGGTAATTCGTTTACTTTAATTTTATCAATCCCGATTTTTTCGTATGTTCCTTTGATTAAGAATTTTTCATCCGTAATTTTTGAAATAATCCCTTTAAACCCTTCGTAATAAGGAATAAAATCGGTTTCATTAACGTTCTTATTTCCTTCCAGTATATTTTTTAAATATGCAACGATTTGTAAAGGATTATAACACATAATATCTGTGCTAAAACCTGTACCAATACCTTTTGAGCCATTTACCAAAATCATAGGAATAATTGGCGCATAATGAATCGGTTCAACAAGCAAACCATCGTCGTTTAAATAATTTAAAATAGCATCATCTTCTGAAGGAAATATACATCTAGTAATTTTATTTAATTGTGTAAATATATATCTTTCAGAAGCGCTATCTTTACCACCCTGCAATCGTGTTCCAAATTGACCATTTGGCATAAATAAATTAATATTGTTTGAACCAACAAAGTTCTGTGCCATTCCTACAATAGCGGCATTTAAACTAGCTTCGCCGTGATGGTACCCAGAATGCTCAGAAACATACCCTGAAAACTGTGCGACCTTAATCTCAGAAGTCAAGTTCTTTTTAAACGCCGAGAACAAAATTTTTCTTAAACTAATTTTCAGACCATCCATTAAATTTGGAATACTTCTATCACAGTCGTATTTGGAGAAATGTATAAGTTCTTTATGAATAAATTCTTCATAAGAAACATTTTCCATCGATGTATCTAAGTAAGAATCCCTTTGGTACAGTTTTAGCCACTCTTTTCTATCATCTGCTCTTTTTTTATTAAACACCATATCAATACAATCATCGCTTTTTTCAGAATGTTCAAAGCCTACTAGCTTCTTTTTTTCAAAGTATTCGCGAAATTCTTTACCTGTGCTAGTACCTAAACCTTTGTAATATTTTATTTTCCAACCTTTATTTTCATTTTCTTCCTTCCACACATTGTATTCGCCATCATTATAGAAATTTAACTCTAAATTACCTTTCTTTGCCTTTAAAATAGGCGTATTCATAAAACCAATAAAACCTGGAATATTTGCAAGTGTTGGCCACTCAGATTGAAATAGATTAATACCAAGACCTTTAATGTGACTACCATCTAAATCCTGATCTGTCATAAATAATACCTTACCATAACGTAATTGTTTATACACATCTTCGATTGTATTATATTTTTTGCCCATTTCTAGACCAAGTATTTTTTTGATTTCAGTAATTTCTTTATTCTCCGATATTTTCTTCGTATTCTCTCCACGAACATTTAGAATTTTCCCCTTCATAGGATATACACCAATCGTATTGCGGTCTTCTGAAGATAAACCAGATATAATGCCTGCCTTGGCTGAATCTCCTTCACAAAAGATAATCATACAATCTTTTGATTTATCTGTTCCAGCCCAATTCGCATCTGTTAATTTAGGAATACCTCGAACGGTCTTGCTCTTAACACCGTCGGTTTTTTTTGCTGCTTTATTTTCTTTTACTTCTGTCAATTGCAAGGCAGCATCCATTACACCCATCTTGGCAACTTTTTCAATAAACTTATCACTTACGTCACATTTTGAACCAAACTTAGAAGAAGGCGTATTCATATAGTCCTTTGTCTGACTATCGAACGCTGGGTTTTCGATGTCACACCGCAAGAATAAGATGAGTTGTTCCTTTATGCTATTTGGGTTCACCTTCACCTTCTTTTTCTTTTCAATAAATTCAACTAATTTGCGGGTAATTTGATTTAAAATATATTCTACGTGTTTGCCTCCTTTAGCAGTATGAATACCATTTACAAACGAAATTTGGACAAACTCATTCGTAGGTGTTAAAGCAACCGCATATTCCCATCGTTCACCGTTATCTTCATAAACACGAGGGGATGCACTTTTATCTCCAATATACATATCAATATATTGTTGAAAATTCTTTACTGGTACAAGTTTATCATTATACTTTACCTTTAAATTTTTATCGGTTATTGCAGCAACATCATAAATTCTTTTTTGCAAAAGTGAAATGATGTCTGGTGTAAGTCCATCAATTCCAAGGCGCGCATAATCAGGTTTAAATGTGATTTTAGTATAAGGCTTATTCTTGCATTTCGTAATAGATGGTTTACAAATCTCATCCAGATTATTTTTAAATTCTTGTTTGTATTTGAGCCCTCGAATATGATCAACTGTTTCAACCGAACCATAGGTCGACCAAATTAACACAAGTTTAAATCCAAATCCATTTTTACCTCCAACGATTTTTTTTTCTGTTTTATCATAATTTGTTGATGTACGAAGATGCCCAAATATCATCTCAGGGATCCACATCTTATGTTCTGGATGTTCCGCTACATCAATACCATTACCATCATTTAACATAGTAATGGTTCCATCTGGGTCAATTGTGATTTCAATATTAGTTACAGGCAAACAATTTTCTTGTTTATTGTTGATCGATTGCTGCATACGAACTACGTGGTCACGACAATTGACAATACCTTCATCAAACAATTTAAATAGGCCAGGTATATATTTAATATTTTTTTCAATGATTTTATCTCCTTCGCTATTAACAATCCATTGTTCGGATTCAATCTCTTCGACAGAGCCAATATATGTGTCTGGATTAGACAAAATGTGCTCTAAATCAGTCTTCTTCTGATATTTATTTGAAAGGTTTACGTCGTTAGCGCTCATTTTTGTAGTGGATTAGTTTCTCCTTATTTCTTTAAATAATTTCAATTTTATTTATAAGCAACCATAATTAAAGTAAAAGGATAAAAATAATACAAAACACTAAAAAATAAATATAAATAAATATAAATAATAATATATATTAAATGTCATCAAGAAGAAATTTTATTCCTAGAAACAAATCTTATGCTAAAAGAATGATTAATTATAATGCAGTATATAGAACTATAGATCCTAACATATTTAATACAAACACTTCATCCGAGTGTATGTGTATTGCACCAGTTCAATATAACAAAGTATCTCCCGATTCTAACACAATAAACTCAAATATTTCAAATTATAGAAGAGTATCACAAGTAATAAATAATTATAGAGGTTGGAAACCACAATATGGTAATTTTTATTTAGGCGAACAAATAAATATAAACCATTTAGGTTATTCTCAGGGAATGCCAGGAGGAAGCGGGAAACCACCAAAGAATTTTTTTTAGAGCAACGCGTTCCAATATATTTAGTAATATTATTTTCTCATATAATCTTATAATGTCGTTCGAACAAAATATAGGTAGTCGTGCACAAGTATGGCACGGAACAGCTAAAAAAACTAGCGGTGGTCTTACAAAATCTCATTTGTTAATGAACAAGCACGGTCGTATTGTTTCTAGAAAAAAGCATACTTCTGCGAAAAAAGAAAAACGTCTTGTGAAGGCTGGATTTTTAACCAAAAAAGGTCATTTTGGATTTGTTAAAAAAGACAGTCACAAGAAAAGGAGTAATAAAAAAGGTAGCCGTAAGATGAGAGGAGGGGCTGCCTTAGGTGGTCCATTGTCGCCACACGAATATGACGGTAAAACCCTATAAATATTTACATTCGAACATATAATATATTTTAGAATATAATCTTTGAATTATAATGTAATGTATTTACAATATAATTTTCACATAATAAAATAGTACTTATAACCAAGTAGTTTCTATAAATTTGTCATAAACAATATGGTCTGACAATTTGTAATATAAATATTTTTCAAAAAATCTTTTGCTCACTATGAATTTAAAATCTTTATTTTCAATTAAATTGTTACCATTTTTTGAGTTACAAAATTTATAGTAATAATTATATGCGTCGTCGAATGAAATTAATGGCAATGTATGTGTGTTTTTGACTTCTTCGCGAATATATTCAAACGAGTTATCCATATCGCTAATTTTATTCCATATAGAACACGTAACATTTAAAATAAACTTTTCTTCGATTATTTCTACTTCAGGAAAGAAATGCTTAAGAATTTTTAGTATATTGTCTTCTGTAATATTTCCAGTGGAAATTATTTTGTCTGGATTTTTTTTACACCAGTATTTAAATAGTGAATATAATTCATCTAATTCTAATTCATTATCAAAAACATAATTATTTTTTGTATTATTATTAACAATATCACTATACATATCATTTATAATGTCATTATCATTAACGGTTGTTGTATTATTTTTAATAATTACAGTATTTTCCCAAAATTGGATAAAATCTATGTGTAGAGGTAAATATTTACTAGTTATACCGCTGAAAGAGTCAGTTGTTTCATTGTAAATATAATTCTCTTTAAGTATGTGTTTTAATGTATTCGTGTATATAACATTAGGCAAGTTATTATTAAATAAGGATTGTTTCCAAATAAAATGTAAATTTTTCCACTCTAGATTATATTCTTGCGAACATTCAATTATGTATTTATTGCAAAAATCTTTAACCATTAAATTTTGTGTTGTATTTTTAAGGTAATATGTGTATTTTCTTAATTCGTCATCAGATTTATTTTCAATAAATTTATCAGAATTTTCGTATCTTTTTGAATAATGAGCTGCCACACATAGTAAATCTAACCCTATTTTTTTTAGCATTGTTCTCCAAATATCATTTGAAAAATTTTCGCTCATTTTAATTATTCTGCAGTTATCATAAGAATGGTTTTCGTGATATTTTGTCATAAAATTATGTGTTGTATTGCTATTTCCTATCGATGTTATAGCAACATTATCCAATTCATTTAAAATTTGTTTAAATTTTTGACTTACTAATATTATTACTTGCGGGTTTTTTTTAAAAATATTATCCCCTATAATAGTAAGAAAATATTTGGCAGTATTTTTAGAAGAAAATATCGTTGGATATAAAACATTTAAAACATTTTGAATAGTATCTGTTTCCGGAACAGAACTAAATAAACTTCTCTCTTTTATTTGTTTAACAATATGAATTTTTGTTTTATATTTCCATTGTAGCAAAACTCTGTCTTTTGATATAGTAGAGAGAAGTTTATGAATAATATCATCTTCTTTAACTATCAAATATTTTTCACCATCATATTCGTAGAAGAAATTGTTGTTTGGTAAGTAAAAGTATTTGTTCTTACTTAAAAAAACCTGTATAAAAACATTTTGTTCACTTGTTAAATAATTATTTCGTATTACTCGTTTTTCATAATTTTTACATTCATTATCAAGTGTATTTGGCAAATATGTTAAAATATGGTTCTGTAATCTTTGAAACATATATTCATTGTGTTTATACTTTTCAAATAATTCTAATATTGTATTAATACATTTAGTTTCCACATTACTCGAATCATTCATTCTATTTTCTATAGGATAGTGTTTTTATATTCATTTCTGTAATATTTTATAAATATAAGTCGATTGTTTTTCGTTTGTGCGTTAGAACAAATAAATTAATTCAAAACATAAGTATTTAAAGATGTTCATAGAAATTATATTATAATGGCTTCATTTTCAAATAAAAATAATTTAATTACACAAACAGATGGAAATGTATTAACTATAAAAACAGTACAAATTTCACCTTTCAGAACTTTAATGACTGCCTTAAAAGATATTCTTTTAGAAACAAATATTACTTTTGAACCAGATGGTATACGTATTATAAATATGGATAAATCGCACACTATTTTAGCACATCTTTTCCTTGCATCACAAAACTTTGAATTTTATGAATGTAAAAAAGAAAAGATAATTATTGGGGTAAATATGTTTCATTTATTTAAATTAATTAATTCAATTGACAATGATGATACTTTAACAATTTACATTGAAAACGCTGATTACGTTGATGGGATTGTTTCTCATTTAGCTTTGAAATTTGAGAATGGAGAGATTAAACAATGTAAAACACAAAAGCTACGGTTAATAGAACCTGAAGCAGAAGAATTACAATATCCTGATGTAAAATTTTCTTCAATTATAAATCTGCCCTCTTCTGATTTTCAAAAAATTATTCGTGATTTATCATGTATTTCTGACAAATTAGAAATTAAATCCGTTGGTAATGAGTTGATATTTAAATGTTCTGGTCAATTTGCATCCGCTGAAATACATAGAGCTGAATCTGATGGAAGTATGGGGTTTATTTTAAAGCAAGATAGTTCTAAAGTCATTCAAGGCGAATTTTCGCTTAAGAATTTAGGTTATTTTATTAAATGTACTAATTTATGTCAACAAATTGAGATATATTTAGAGAACGATTTACCGCTAGTTGTGAAATACGATGTAGCTAGTCTAGGTACAATAAGATTATGCTTAGCTGCATTACCATCAACTTAATTTGTTAATTATTATGATTAAAATTATACAATCAATCCATAAAGTTAATGTAAAATCACCATTTTTGAAAATACTGGATAATAAATGATAATAAATGATAATAAATAAAAATAATATAAATTTATTATCAACAATAAATATATAATGAATCCTTCGGGTTATTTTAACAATTATAGACAATACATTGGTTCACAAAGATTTTGTAATATAGAAGGACCTCAAGGACCTCAAGGTCCCGAAGGGAAGTCGGCTATAGGAATTCCAGGAAATACTGGAGATAGAGGTGAGAGGGGTCCAACTGGAAGGGGATGTATGGGTCCAACTGGTGCACGTGGACCGCAAGGGTCACAAGGGTTGCAAGGACCCGCAGGCGGTCCTCAGGGTTTCAAGGGAGATACTGGACCTACAGGAAGTACGCAAATAATGCCAACAGCAGGAGTTTTAAATTTTCTTCATAATCAAGGTACTATACCTGGCACTACCAATTATGTTTTAACTGTTCCATCACTATACCAAGTACAGTACTATAGCATAAATTTAGAAAATTCATTTACCGGTGGTCTAGGTAGCGTATATTGGTATTCTGTTCAACAAAATGCTTCAACCGCTACAATTAATTTTAATTTAACTTTTGGACAATCCGTAATATTTTTTTTATATAATCCCCCATATGATAGTCAAACGTTATTTAGTAAGATTACTATACAAAATTACGATATTATTAATAGTACTTATAATAGCACATCTATACGTTTTGTTGATAATACTAATACTCAACTACAGCCTACTATTGGAGGACCGACTGTAAATTGGATATTAACTGCAACCTGTTTTAAAGACCCAACCAATTCATCTCCTATAGTACATATAACATTGAATTAATACCTTTATAAATTCGTACCGGTCTAACTATTTTACTAACTATTTCACTGTGCTAATATATTATTTTAATCTTTTTGACAAAATATAAAATACAACATATAGTAAATAATATAAATTTGTAATAATATATTTAAAAAATAAATGTATTATTATCTATGAAGTTAATTAAAATACCTCGTAACATTTTTCAAACGTGGAAAACAAAAGAAATGTCAACTGATTTTGAAAACTTAACATTAACATGGAGATATAATAATCCTAATTATGCTTATTTTTTATACGACAATAACGATTGTGAAGAATTTATTAAAAAACATTTTGAACCAAAGGTTTACAAAGCATATTGTAGAATTATACCTGGCGCATTTAAAGCTGACCTTTGGAGATACTGTATTTTATATATTTATGGAGGTGTGTATATAGATATAGATACAATTTGTTTAGGAAATATTGATTCATTGTTAGATGAATATATTGAATTTATGACACCAATAGATTTAAATAATTGTCCTAGAATTGGTACATATAATTTGTTTAATGCATTTATAGCTTCCATTCCAAAACATCCAATATTATTAGATTGTATTAATAGAATTATTTTTAATGTAGAAAACAATATTATTCCGTTTTCTAACTTGGATTTAACAGGACCTGGGGTTTTAGGTAAATCTACAAATACATTTTTAAACTTAAGTGAAGATGCATCTTTTATAGGGAAAGAGGGTAGTTATAATAATAATACAATTTGTTTATTACATTTTCACCAAGGTTCCGAATATGTAAGTAAGAATGATAATATATTATTTCAAAATAAAAATGGTAATAATGATATAAAAAATATATATAACGATGAATCATCGAGATTTGGAAATATTGATTGGGGTAATTGTATAATTCCGATTAAACCAATAGAGCCAGTAGAATCAATAGAAGAATTTGTTACCGATAATAGTAATTTACCAACAATCGTTACAATGATTTATAATATACGCGATAAAGAGAATAATAATACAGAATGCAGTTTAAATCACAAAATAAATAAATATCTCGATTTAGCAAAACAATTTATATTAAAACTTCCATACCCAATAATTATATTTACAGATGATGATAGTATAATTCAAGATATTCAAAATGAAAGGGTTTCTTTAAAAGATAAAACGTGTATTTATAAAAAACCTTTTGAGGAAACATATTTTTATCAATATTTGGATAAATTGAATGAATTACAGAGCAATTATTATATAATCAATGGAAATATACAACACGAAACGCCAATGTATATTATTTTGAACAATAATAAGTTTGATTTTATGGAAAACGCAATTGATTTAAACCCTTTTGGTAGTAGTCACTTTATTTGGATGGATTTTGGAATAAATCACGTCGCATTGGATACACATAAAATTCACTCTTGGATAGATAAAGTTCCTGATAAAATTAAACAATTATGTATTAATCCTTATATAGAAGATATACCTCCAAAAATATACTTTCAATATATTTATCATAATATGGCAGGAGGGTTATTTTCAGGTTCAATAGAAAATATAAAAAAATACATTGGATTATTTAAAGAGAAAACTCAACAAATATATGATGAAGGATGGTATCAAATTGACGAAGCAGTTATGACAATGGTTTATAGAGAAACGCCCGAGTTATTTGATGTTTTTTATGGTGATTATCACGGAATTATATCAAACTATTTTTCACCGATTTATAATATAGATTTAATATTAACTAGTTCTAGTAAGTGTATAAATAATAATAAATTACAAGAGGCATATAGAATTTTGTGTTATTCCCTGCCTTTTTTTGAAAGCAGACAAACGGATAACAATATATTTTCTTATATGAAACAACATACTATATTAAATTATTATAAACAGGATAATAGTATATTAACTAGATTAATAAATTTAAATTTAGATTCTTGTCAAAAATTTATTGATAGTAATAATATAAATAGTGCATATGAGTTGATGAATCATTTTTTAAATATTTTTACTGAAAATCCAAGTCATAACCAAATATTCTGGTATATTTACCAACATATAATTGTAGATTACTATTGTAATAGTAAATGTTTACGAAATGAAATTGTAGAAGTAATAAATATATTAAAAATAATTCAACCTGAAAAAACGCAAAACCTATTAAATGGGAATATACATAATATAAATTGTTATGAAAACAAAGATGAAATATTATAATAGGTTTTTCTAAATAGCCATTTTTGAAAATTTATTTTGTTATTAGTTATGACAAAATAAATACGTACAATAAAATTTATCAATTCTATATATTATTACTTTTAAAAATTATTACTTTTAAAAATTATGTATATTTTAATATCGAATCTATGTATGTCTTATCATAAACACCTATTACTGTAGTTCTATCCCAAGTACTGTAATTAATAATTACTTCTTCATCTTCAACTACTATACTTAAACAATATTCAATAGGGTCACCCTCAAATTTAAACGGTGCAGAATATCTTAATAAATTCATATTTGAATCAAATACTGCAATAACGTGATAATAATGACGGGGTTGTTCATACGAGACAATATGTGTAACAAACCATATTTCTTCCTCAATAATATCAATTGAAATATTTGTATTGTTATTGTTACCAACTTTTTTACAGTATTTAAATCCATTACTCGATCCTCTTATTCTAGAAAATATACTAGGCATCTTTCTTTCTTCAACACTATATAATTCATTCTTATCATAATCGATTTTACATATTTTTAATGGATACCAATTATAAATAATGTGTGTTGAATTCTTATAATCCACAAAAACCCAATTTTTTTCACAATCAGACTTTGTAAAATTAGGTATTATTTCACGACTTTTTAAACCACCATTATTGGTTTCATAATCTCCTGTTACAATTCCAATTGCATTGTTTATATGAAAGCCTGTTCCAATGAATAAAATTTTGTCACTTTCAACATCTGCAAATATCCTTACATCTTCTATACCTATATATCTTCTATCTTCAAACTCAAAATCCATCCATTTTTCATTTTTTACCGCAAAGTTTTTATCAAATTCAATGTATTTATTTACAGTTATAATATGCTTATCACAGTTTAGATAATACCCTTGATCGTTAATATAATAATTTACATATCTAATGTTCATACTATAACCATCATTTGTTTTATTTGGTATCAAACAACTTGAAGATGAGTTGAAATCAACATTCTCATTATTAATATTTAATGAAATTTTATTATCAAAAATATTTTTAGTTTTTTTGATTAAAATATCTTTATAGAATTTCATATTTTGTAGCATATTATTAGTTTCTCCATCGTCGTTTGAATGATTAAGCACTTTAACAACTTCGTAATTAATATTATTTATACCAAGATATGCTGCAAAAACTGTAAACTCATAATATATTTTATTCGTATAAATATCGTTGTGTAAAAATAAATAATGGTCTCGTTTTTCGTTTAAATCTAATATCCTTTTAGCTTCTTTATAAAATAGATAACCTAGCTTAACATTAGAGTTTATTCTATAATGACGTATAATTTCATATAAACCTTCTAGACGTTCAGGATAATAGTCATACCCTAGCATCCAGTAATTTAAGGCTTCTGACATTTTATTCATATTTTTATAGCAAGAGCCAATTCTAAAATAGCTATACCATACCTCTTCTTTCCAACCACCCAATTCAATTCTTTTTTTATACATATTAATAGCGTCTTCAAATTTACCGGTATCGTGGTAGCTATTACCTAGATAAAAATGATATCTGTCATTTTTGGGGTCTTCTTTTATTCCATCTACAAGTAAACGTATATCTCTTTCAAATTTATCGTGTTTTGCGCCTCCATCTCCGTAATCTCTAATGAACAATTGTGTTTTTTCAAAACTAAAAACTCTATTATTTGGGGGTGTATTAATATATTCGTGTGTAACCCCTGAATAACTATATAACCCATTATTTTTTACAATTCTTAAATTTTGATAATAAAATGAATCGTTACCTTGTAAAATATGAAAGCTATCACTCGAATTTAATATATTTTTATCAAAACTAATAACTTCAAGTGACATATCTGCATCTAACAATAAAACAAAATCTGACATACCTATACAAGCATTTAACGCAAAATTTCTATTATGGCAAAAATTTTTGAATGGTTCAAAAACTACTTGTCCCTTTATACCCTTTTTATTAAAATATTCTGTTATTATATTAACCGTATTATCTGTTGAACCAGTGTCACAAATACAATAACAATCAATAATAGGTATAACAGAATCAAATAATCTTGTAATAATTTTACTTTCATTTTTAACAATCATATTTAAACATAAAGTAGGTGATTTATTATTATTCAATGTTAATTCCATAGTATTTTATATTTTATTTTTTTAAATTATTAATTATTAAATATATATTTATATAATAGAAATATATAATGGCATTTACAAGATTTAAATATGATGATTGCAGATTTAAAAAAGAGCTACAGCAATCTACAGACCCTGGAAGATGGATATTGAATGTTCCGGGAAATAGTGATAAACCTTTTTATATGGAAGATCCTCAAATTATTATTCAAAAATGGGGAGGTAATTTGCGAACGAATACAATAAACTTAGAAAGTGAACTAAGGGGTGTAAATAGACAAATAGGTAGGGATTGTTTAGAAAAAGATGATTATAATAAATTTACGGTGGTAAATGAAGCCATTAGTTATCCGAGTTGCAGAAGTTTATTTACTGAACAATCAAGAGCCACTAACCCAGCGTGGGTGTACCGTGATTTAGAACAAGTGTCTTGGCAATATCCTCTTTTTGACCCTCAAGTGAATACGTGTTTGCCTTTTCAAAGTAATCTTAGCAGTAGAATTCTAGAAAAAGATTATTATACACCAAAGAGAGATTCACTAATAAATGAAAATACATATTTTTTACCAAATATGGACAATTTAATTAGAAACAATAATATATAAACAACCTAACTAGTTACAATATAATAAAAATAAAAATAAAAAAAAACATATTTAGATTATTATGTGAATAAAATATAATACTCTATATATATAAATATGGAAATTGCCATTCCTTTAATAGCATTAGGTGGTATGTATGTTGTATCAAATCAAACAAATGATAATACTACAAAAAAACAAATAAGAGATATTCGAAAAGAAAATTTTACAAATATGGGTGCGAAACCAAATTATTTACCAAATACAGATATACCTTTACAAAACTATCCAGTTCCAAATAAAAATAACAAAACAGATAATGTTCAAGAATACCAAAATCCAAATGCAGCAACAGATAAATATTTTAATCAAAACTTATATGAACAAAAAGTAAGAAATCATATGAAGGTTGGACAAAATCCTCAAGATGTGTATTCTTTAACAGGAAATTATTTAAACACCGGCCAATTCAAACATAATAATATGGTTCCTTTTTATGGAGGTAAAATAAAGGGAAAAACATACGATATGAATATAAACGAATCTGTTTTGGACAATATGATTGGTTCTGGTTCTCAAGTAATTAAGAAAGTAGAACAAGCCCCTTTATTTAAGCCAGAAGATAACATTAACTGGACGTATGGTATGCCAAATCAAAGTGATTTTTATCAATCTCGCGTGAACCCTGCTATGAAAAATAATAATGTCAAACCTTTTGATACTGTTATGGTTGGACCTGGTCTAGATAAAGGCTATGGAATAAATGGTAGTAATGGTTATAATTCTGGTATGGAAGCACGTGATAAATGGTTACCAAAAACAGTTGATCAATTAAGAGTTGATACAAACCCAAAATTAGAGTATAATTTGATAAATCACGAAGGTCCTGCAATTTCTTTTATTAAAACCGCGCCTACAACCCAAATGTTAGGTCGTGTTGAAAAACAACGTCCGGATACTTTTTTTATAAATACACAAGACCGTTGGTTTACTACTACTGGTTCTGAGAAAGGTGAAACACTTAGACCACTTCAAGAAATGGGGTCAGTAAAACGTAATGATATTGACAAAGAATATATGGGACCTGCTGGTGCTGCTGATAGAAAGGGGCCAACCGCTCCGGAAAATTTTGAACCATCAAAACGTACTGAAGTATTATCTGGAGGCATAAATCATTCCGTCGCTGGAGGAAGGGGGCCTCATATAGATGGAGATAACTTTTTACGTAGTCATACAAATTATGAAAATAATAGAAGTACTGTAAAACAGCCGGAAACATTACGAAGTGGATTTGGAGGTGCTATAGGTGCAGTTATAGCACCTTTAATGGATATTTTTAAACCAACCCGCAAAGATGAAACTATTAACAATATTCGTATCTATGGAGAAGCAGCACCTGCTGTATCTAAAAGTTATGTATATAATCCACAAGATACAACAACAACAACCATTAAGGAAACAACCCTTTATGCGCCGTCGTTTAACATCAATAATCAAAAAGAAAGTATGTATGTTAATAATTATAGTTCACCAGATTCAACGCAAAGAGATACAACAAGTAGTGAATATTATACATCTGCTGGAGGTTATGCAACTGGGTATGGTCTTATGAATTATGATGCAGCTTATAGACAACATAACAATGATATTAAAGCCCAAACAATCGATAATCGTCCAAATCAAGGAGGCACACAAATATTTAACCATCAAATGCATTTAAGTAATATTAAGAGTGATACAGACCGTTTAGATGGAAGAGTCAATCCTGCTTTTTCACGATTAACTGGATTGCCACCGTCTGCAAAGACTTATGGTGCAATTCGTGCGCCACAATATTACAATGAATCTCAAATGACAGATCGTATACAACCTGATATATTAAGCGCTTTTAAGAGTAACCCATATACTCATTCATTAACAAGCACTGCCTAATGAAATAAACAATGTAATTTACTTAAAGGTTTAACATTTTTAACTTAATAATGTTAAATAAAATTACATATCCTGTATGTGCTAATACTTTTAAAAATTGGTATCTATCAAATTATAATTATAGACAACTCTATTATGATTTAGGTGAACCATCCCTATTTGATGTATCATTAAGGGATGGTTTACAAGGTTTATCAAAAGAAGAATCTAAGGAGTTTACAACAAATCAAAAGTTTGAAATGTATCGTGCTATAAATTTTAAATATACCCCCAAAAATATAGAAATAGGTTCTCTTGTTTCTGAAAAAGTTTTACCAATATTTAAAGATACTCTTGAATTATATGAACTAACAGAAAAATATCAAACCCAAAATCATCCTTTAGATAAAATTAAAAAACAGAACACCTTTATTTTGATTCCTAATAGGGAAAAATTAAAATATGTAATAAATGACTGTAATATAAGTAATTTATCTTTTATTACATCAGTTTCAAGCAGTTTCCAAAAAAAAAATGCAAAAATGACATTGGAAGAATCAGATAATGATATCTTAACAATGTTACACGATTTAGATGAGAATATATATAGAAAATATCCACCATTTATAAAATTATATGTTTCCTGTATAAATGAATGTCCTATTGAGGGTAAAATAGATAATGATTTTATAGTAAATAGAATATTGAATTTAAATAAAATGAATATAGATAGTATATGTTTGTCGGATACGTGTGGTACATTAACACAAGATGATTTTGAGTATATTGTAGACACTTGTTATTATTTCGGGATACCATTTAAAAAATTTTCGTTACATTTACACGTAAGAACTGGGCGGGAAACTGAAATAGAAAACATTATTCACCAGGCATTAGAACGTAAAATTTTAAATTTTGATGTATCCACATTGGAAACAGGTGGATGTTCTGTTACTATGGATAAAAATAGACTAACTCCAAATTTGTCTTATGAATTATATTACAAATCTCTTTGTAAATACATTATAAGAAAAAATTTATAAGATTATACCATATATTTATTAATTACGTTATAATAAAATATAAAAACACCAGGCAAATTATAGTAACTATATGTCATTAAAAATTCATCAATCTATTAAAAATAAACTAAATTACTTTCTAGAAATACAAAAAATACCTAACATTATATTTCACGGACCATCTGGAAGTGGTAAGAGAACAATTGTAAATGATTTTATAAATAATATTTATGATAACGACAAGGATAAAATAAAGGCTTTCGTTATGTATGTAAACTGTTCACACGGTAAAGGTATAAAATTTATAAGAGAGGAATTGAAATTTTTTGCAAAAACACATATAAACTCAAATGGAGGAAATATATTTAAAAGTATAGTTCTTTTAAATGCAGATAAATTAACTATAGACGCACAATCTGCATTACGTAGATGTATAGAGTTATTTAGTCATAATACGCGTTTTTTTATTATTGCAGAAAACAAGTACAATTTAATGAATCCAATTTTGTCACGATTTTGTGAAATATTTGTACCAGAACCACTTATAAAATCTAGTATTGTCAATTTATACCAATATAATTTAAATAATGTATTTAAAATGACAGATATAAAAATATATCGGTCGAATTGGTTAAAAAAACATTTAATTAGTTCGATAAATAGTGAAACAAATTTAGAAGAACTAATGAAAATAAGCAGTAAACTTTATGAAAAAGCATATAGTGCAATAGATATAATGAAATTACTGGAAGATATTCAATTTTTAGAAAATATAATAACATATGAAAAAAGATATGAGCTTCTAATATGTTTTAATCGTGTAAGAAAAGAGTTCAGAAATGAAAAACTGTTAATTTTATTTATTTTAAATTTTATTTTTTTAAGTTCAGAAATATGTTTAGAAAATATTAGTTTTATGTAAATGGATGACTTTAATGTTAGTGCACTTCACGAATCTAAAAATGAATGGAGCTCTCGTTTAGTTACAATTTTGACACCATTAATTATTGATGGGTACAAGTCAATATTGGACGAATCAATTAAACTTTGCAGAGAAAATGGTGAAAATGATAAGTATTTAATGACATTTCAAAATTTAATATCAAGAATACCAAAATGGAATACACAAATAATTGAAACAGAAAAAAATAGAATATCCGAAAAATCAGGATGTAATTATTTAGAAGATTTGGTTACGTGTGTTCATATTATTCAACTAAAGATACTAACTGCTATGCGTGTAGGACAAAAACAAAAAAAGATTGATATCAATATTCCAAAATTAGATGATTTTATTCACAAAACTTATATAAATGTAGCAAGAAAAGTTTATAAAAATGTATATTTATTTGAGGTTAATTTGGCCCCGTTACAAATACAAAAAAACCATAGGGAGTTGGAAATTATTGTACAAGAATGTATTTTAAATACGTTGCGTGAAAGTATACCTGTGGAGGCAATATTAAAGGCATATATGGACGAAACAATAGAAGAGGATGTAATAGAAGAAGTTAATGAACAAATTATTGAAGAACCTATCAAAGAAAATAACAGCACTGCACAATCAAATAACAGATTAAGTTTTAACGATATTGACTATGTTAAAGGTTATGACGGTAATGTATCAAACGTGAATGCGCCTAAAAATATTTCTAGATTAGAAGAAATTAGTGAAATGCGAGCACAACAAAGAAGGATGGAAGACGAGAAAGATGAGTCAAATATTAAATTAAATATTTCTGACCAAGCATATAATTTAGATTCAATTGATATACATAATATTGAAGAACCTAAAATAGATTTGATACCTGATTTATTAATTGATGAAATTGAAGTTTTATATTAATTTGCGTAAAAAAAATAATAAGAATTTGGATGATTAATTTAATGGATAATATATTTATAGTTGCAGGAGTTATTTCAATAATATTTTTGATATCTAAATTTATTGAAATGAGGTTTATTGAAAAAGAGAGTAAACCTTTGAAAATATTGATTCGCGACTCTCTTTTAGTATATTTTAGCGTTGTTTTTGGATATTTCGTAATAGGACAAGTAAAACCAGTATTAAAAGGGGGGTCATCATTATCAAATGTTACGCCTGTATTTACTGATAATCCTGGGTTTTAGATAAAATATTTTTATTTATTTTATTTATTTTATTTATTTTATTTATTTTATTTATTTTGTAATAATAAAAATAAATATATATCGTGTCGTTCTTCAACGCCCGGTCCATACTTTTACAGCAACAGTATGTATAACTCCTGTTTTAAATTGATTCATATATTCTTCAAATGTGCATTTTCTCCAATTTTTTGTAGTTGTTATATCTCCAAATAATGATTTTATTTTTAATACTTCTGGATATTCTTGTGAAAAAATACACCCCATTATTCTCTCTAAACAACATCTATCAGCTCTGCATAATACAGACGAAACCATATTACAAATATTATATTTTTTATCTATTTGTATTAAAAAATCGCGATTGATATAGCATTGAGCACCAAAACAACCATACCATTTATCAAATGGCATACCAATTTTAACATCAACATTTAATTTATCTTTTAATATATATGAGTTTAATAAATTTTGTATTATTCTTTGTGAATTACTAATATTTTCATTGTCTGAAATAAAATGCCATAATGGTATAACTTTATTACCATTTAACTTACTAAAATTTATTCTTTTATGGATAAAAACACTGTCGTGTAATATTATTGCATTATCAAAAAAATTATTTTTAATATAATAATAATAAGGTAATAATTCTCCTCTACCAGGGAATTCGGATTGTATTATTAAAATATTATCATAATTAAATTGAGACTTGACCATATTTTGATTACTATTATCATCAATAATTACAATTTTAGTTTCTGGATATAATTTTCTTAAAAGTTTTATACACTGATTCCAGTAGTTATTTGTAATTACAGAATTTACGTGTCTTGTAATAATAAATCCATATTTCTCCATAATATAGATAAATATTCTTTCATTATAATTTTTAAATTTGTAACATAGTTATTATTTATAACGATATAAAAAGATATATTATTTATAGTAAATGGTTCCAGATTGTACATTAGTAACGGCTTGTTTTGACTTAACAAAATTTCATAAAGGTTCAAGAACATTATCGGATTCAATAAATAATATGAGACATTTATTAAGTGTTCCCTGCTACCTAGTTATATACACAGATCATAATTGTATAGAATTAATTAAAGATATTAGAAATACTCATAATTTAAATAATCTTACAAATTATATTATAACAGATTTTGAAGAGTTAAAATACTTTAAATACAATGATATTATTAAAAATAATAGAATAAATTATCATCCAACAAAAGATGAAAGAACCAGCAGCGAGTCACATATATTATGTTGTAGTAAATTTGACTTGGTACTGCAAACAATAGAAAAAAACCCTTTCAATACAAATAAATTTGGATGGATTGATGCAAATTTAAGTGAAAATTTTAAAAAAATTTGTGAAAATTATACAAACAATATGTTGTTATATGTTTTAAATAATATAACCGATAAATTTCACATACAAATTTTAAATGTAAATGATAAAAAATACAAAGAACCCCACAATAAAAAAGAATATTACAATAGTTATCATTGGGTTGTGTGTGGTTGTTTATTTACTACTGGAAAACAAAATGGCGTAAAAATACTTTCACGATTGAATGAATTATTTGAGAAAACTACAGAATTAGGTTATGGTCACGGCGAAGAAATGTTATATTTAGAAATATTAGACGAATTCTATGATGACATAGCGCGATCTTATGGAGATTATCACAATATTCTTAATAATTTCATTACACCGACAAAAGGTTATTATTATATTAATGAGTTAATCATTAAAAACTATTTAAATTATGGATATCATAGGGAATGTTATGATTGTTGTAAAAAATTATTGAATGAGATTGAAAATTATAGAGTTGAAATAGATTATTCAATGTATTTTTCTATATTATTTTCTTTTCTTGTAGCTACCTATTATTATAAGCATAATGAAAGTAAAGAATTATTACAACATATAGAAAAATTAATTGAGATTAATCCTTATGTAAAAAGAGAATTTGAGAAAAACAAGGATTTTTATTCAACCCAATTTTCTTACATTAGATAAATATAATATGAAAAACTGTATTATATTTATACATAAATAGGTATATTATCAATGTTTATTACATCATTGGGAATATCACCTTTAAATTTTGAATATTTATCAAACTCAGGTCGTTCTAATTGTGATTGAGGTGTATGATTATGAACACATCTTGATATCATTTTATATAATTTAAAATCGGGATATCTGTCTACTCCAGTATTTTTATACAACATATTTATACCATTATCATCTAAACACCATTCCACAATTAACCTCTTGACACTGTCTTTACAATTACTAATATCTTTAATTTCTTCAAAATCATCAATGACATAATCGAAAATAGAACAAGCTAGCCGGCACAAATCAAAACTATAATTGGGTTCTAAACGTGGTTTATTCTCGTTAAAGTATGGTTCTGTATTATATTGTGTAGCTGCATCTCCTCCTGTTTGAAAACTATCGCTGCAAAAATTTTTCCCATTAAATTTATAAATAGCTCTACCAAAATCAATTATTTTAAAAATACGACCAAATGTAGGAACCTTATAATACTTGTTTTTATAACAATAGTAAATAAATTTTTTATCTGTTTTGTTATACATAACATTATTTGTATGTAAATCATTATGTGTAAAATGGAAAGATTTTTGATATGTAATTAATGTCATTATTATTTGCATAAATGCTGAATACCACTCGTCATTTGTTAAATCTTCTGTTAAAATTAAATCATCAAATGTATTCTCACAGTGTTCCATACATATAACTTGAACCGGAAATTTTGGTATAGTAACATTTATTATTTCTTCTTCTTCTGTAAACTCGTCATCGCTACTTTCTTGAGATTCGGATCCTTCAGTTTCATTTATTACTTCATCATCATTATATTGATTATCTTTTTCTATATCTCCTATATCGGTGTAAGATGACCTAGAAGAACACGTAGATGTTGATTTTAATGTAAATTGATTTTTTTGTTCTATATCTATCATTAAATTGGATTTTGTTATTTCTACTAACTCGGTTTTATTACATTTAATGTCATTTAAATCACATATATTATCTTCAAATATTTCCTCGAATATATCAATATCGAAAGAATGAACCGATAGCTGTGAATTTGCGGTTGTGTTATGATGTATACTAATTGGCTTAAGTTGTTCCTTGTCTTCTTGAAATAAATGTTCGTAATCATCAATTTTAAATAAAATGTTTTTGTTTTTGTTAAAAAATTCTGAATTATTTAAATAGTGAATATCTTCAAATACATTTATAATAAAGTCATTTTTAACTCCTAAAAAAGAACCGTAATATTCTATTCCGTGTGAAAAACTATGCATATTGAGCAATTCGTTCGTTAAATATAAAAAAAAACCATCTACATAAGCAGAATTATTTGGATCTAGAATTTTTTTATTACAATTCTCTTGTGAGGAATTTAATTCAGGGAGTCTAAATAACTCATCATCCATAATGTTATATTTACCTATCAAATATTTGTATGGGTCCAACAATGGTGCTAATTTAAAATATAAATTTTTATCTTTTGCTTTATTATTTACAATATTCTTAACTCTACAATTGTATAAATGGTAATCTGTTTCGTTTGATTTATTTATATTACAAATATAAAATTTGTGGTTTAGATTTATGGAATTAAAATTTGTTTCATTCAATTCAAAAAATTTGTTATAAATAGGTATATAATTTTGCAGATTAGATATAAACAAGTTATTGGGTATTTCTAAACTTCTAAAAAGTTCATTGTTCTTTCTTTTTTGATAGTTAATAGTTAACATACTTTAGCTAATTAATATATAAATTATATATCTTTTTAACTTATTAAATGTGAATTTAGAATATATTTTTATGTTAAATAATAAAAATAAAATTCTAATTTTAATAATAATGACTCTAGAACTTAAAAAATTTGATATGAAAAGTATTAGCTTTAAACCCAATGAAAATAAAGGTCCTGTAATAGTTTTGATAGGGAAAAGAGACACTGGTAAATCATTTTTAGTAAGAGACCTCTTATATTACCAGCAAGAAATACCTATAGGCACTGTAATATCCGGTACAGAAGAAGGAAATGGGTTTTATGCTAAAATGGTTCCTAAATTATTTGTTCATAACGAATATAATACCGCTATTATAGAAAATATTTTAAAAAGACAGAAAACAGTACTTAAACAAATTAAAAAGGAGATGGAAACATACAAACGTACTACTATTGATCCTAGAGCCTTTGTTATTCTAGATGATTGTTTATACGATAATACCTGGGCACGGGATAAGATGATGAGACTACTTTTTATGAATGGAAGACACTGGAAGATTATGTTAGTAATAACTATGCAATATCCTCTTGGTATACCACCAACTCTTCGTACAAATATAGATTATGTTTTTATTCTTCGTGATAATTACATTGCGAATAGAAAAAGAATATACGAAAATTATGCAGGTATGTTTCCGACATTTGAAAGTTTTTGTCAAGTTATGGACCAATGTACTGAAAATTACGAGTGTTTGGTTATAAATAATAACTCGAAATCCAACAAATTACACGACCAAGTATTCTGGTATAAAGCAGATAACCACGGAGATTTCAGACTAGGATCAAAAGAATTTTGGGAATTGTCAAAAAACCTGAAAGACGATGACGAAGAAGAACAGTATGATCCTAACTCTGTTAAAAAACGAGGAGGTGGGCCAAAAATTAGCGTAAAAAAATCTAATAAATGGTAATAAATCGTAATAAATCGTAATAAATCGTAATAAATGGTAATAAATTTAATGCAAATTTTATAGTACGAAATTAAATTAAATTAAATTATACCTCCATCAAAAATATATAAGAAATTTGACTAAAGTATTATATAGTAAACTTGAATAAAAGTGAATAACGGCATTAAACGCCATACGGTTTTGTCTCACTCGTAACATTTTTTGTGAAATAATTGTACTTTCAAGATACTTGGTTGTATATATGGTAACAAAAATACTAGGGTTATTAATATTTTTTTTGTAAATTTGCGCATCACATATGATGCTGCGAGTGATTTAGACAATTTTTCACTTAATAACGTTATTTTGTATTATATTTTATAATTTTACTAATTATTATAATAACTACTTAAATTATAAAATAATATAATAAATTATATGAAAATAGGTGTCGCGATTCCTTGCTATTCTGGTCATATTGAAAAATTGTATAATCTATTAGATTCTATTGAAAACCAAACTTTATTACCAGATAAAGTAGTTATTAGTTGCAGTTCAACCAAGGAATTAAAAATTAATCGCGATTATAATTTTTGTTTACAAATTATTTTAAACGAAGAACAAAAAAATGTTTCGCAAAATAGGAATATTGCAGGTTTAAATCTAAATAATATGGACTATATTACTTTCATTGATGCAGATGATATAATGCATCCACAAAGGATTGAATTTTTATTTAAAACATTCCAATCAACAAACAGTGATATAATTTTACATAATTATCACTTTGGCGAAAGCACAGATATATTTAAATATTATGAAACCGTAAACTTTAGAATTAATTCTATGACCAAATGTTATTCAGGTTGTATAACACATTATGATAAGGATTCTAATTTTAAAATACACCACGGTCACGTTAGCGTAAAAAGACATATATTTGAAAAAGTTAAATTCCCAGAAGAGGAGGACTTTCACACAAGGGAAGATTCTGTTTTTTGTTTTTTTGTATTTTCATTACCAGATATTACAAATGCTTATATTGTAAATGAGTTATCTTTATATAACCCTTCCTCTACAGGCGGGTATAAATGTTAAATTCACTAATATGGTGTTTCGTTCAATTGAATAGTTACTGGGTATTTAATAAAACAATAATCCCTCCAAGTAGTATAAAAAGAATGGTTCAGTTCGCACCATTCGAATAAATACTTGCCATTAGAAGCTTTTAACGGAAAAGGTTTCCATAGATTATACTTGAAATGAAATAGTAAATTCATAATTCCCATTTCATTTGTTTTGCACAAAGTATATTTATTCATAGCTTCAATTAATTGGTCTTTATTACATATTTTTAGAATATTTGTGTCATATACCCACATACAATTTAACATATGATGGGATTCAAATATTTTTTCTCCAAAATCGTTTTTAACTAACTCCACTAATTCTTGGTTATCATAACTCAGCTGGTTTTTAAAAATTTGGTCTGCATTATAATTTGGCGATGCGTCATTTTGTGCTAATATGGAATTTGTACAATTTAATTCTAATAAATATTTAACATTTTCTAAAACACGTAAACCTGAATCCAGAAATACTACTCTATCCCATTTCAAGAAATATTCGTCAAAAACGTGTAATTTTTCCCATTGATTTAACTTATTTATTTCTCTATTATCACTATTTGTAAAACCATTTTTCCCTATTTTTTCAAGTAAAATACTTTTATCAATTAAAGGAAATTTTTTTTCTATAATATTATTCGCAACTTTAAAAGAATTATCTAAATCAAAGTCTATTGTAATTATAACAATATTTCCGGACCATCGTCCCACACTTCTCAAATCTGTAATGGTGGTTTTCGTTTTCCAAAAATAATTAGCGTCTGTTACTAATACAAAAACATCTTTATTAGATTCAAATTTTGTTTCAAAGATAAAATTACTATTTTGTTTTGTAGATTCAAATAAACCAGCATAAAAATCAAACTCGTCTTTTGTATATACATTATGAAAAGTAATGGCGGTTTCTAGTTCTTCTTCATTTGTATGTTTTATATTATGAAAATCTTTATGGTCAATCAATATAACGGCGTATGTTTTTTGTATCTCTTGAACCCATCTACCGATACATATATCATCTGCATAATGCCAAAAAGAATTTTCAATATTACCATTATTTCTAATAAAATTTACAATTTTTGAATATAATGGACGAGATAATACCGAACCTGCACCTCCAGACATATATAACCCACATTGATCAACTACGTGGTCCAATTGCTTACCTATATTATAATACAAATTATAGTCATATCTCTGTAACAAACTATATAATCTGTCTAGAAATACAAATGTGTCATCGTCTATAAATACGTACCAATCATATAATTCTGTTATATTCATATGATAAAAAAAATTAACATACTTCCATGTAGTATTCAAGTGGGTATCTTCAATGTATTCCCACCCAAAATGTCTTTTTTCAAGATCCGATGCATACGTCAAATAATATATATCTTCTTTATTTACATATTTTAAAAACGCATCTTCTTGATACTTTACACGTGTTTCAAAATATTTTTCACACGTTGGAATAATGAAACATACTTTCATAATAATAATAATAATAATTTATTATTTAAATTATTATTTGTTTGAATTGTTTACTAAAAAATTTTATATTTAAAAATTATTTTTTAGCAAAAGGACCGCTAACCAAAAGGCTTTGACCGTTATCACTTTTACCTACTACTACATTTTCTCCTTCAAATAATTCTTTACATATATCTGCTGTAGAGATGTTTTCTTTGTCTTTTAATGCAAACTCTTGAGTATTTGCATTATTTACGCCAATAAGGTTTCCTTCTTCATCAATTGTTTGCGTCAAAATGTTTCCACTCTTTTCAGCAACCTTAATATTCTCTTCAATCGCTTTTTGTTTGCTTTCCTTTACACGTTGTTCAAATGCACTTTTTGCGTTTGTTTCATTCTTTTGTTTTTCGTGCATCAACTGATTCAATTCTTCTTCCATATATTCAACACGACCTGTTTTATATGCTTCAGGGTCCCACGGCATCCACATACCAACGGGACCGACATAAACATCGTGATTAGGGTCGACCTCCCTTAACATTTTGCATCGCAATTCTGCTTCTTCTTGAGTTGGATACGCACCTCTAATTTTTAACCCTCTGGTGTTTGTCTGAAAATTATTAGCAATATCAAATTGTTTTTGTAATTCTTCTTCATTGTTGTCAACAAAGGTTTTATATTCATCCGACATAGTTGTTTTAGCTAAATTATCTTTTTCTTCTTGAACAAAATCTTTGAAATCATTTGAAACATCGTCAAACGATATGTTGTATTTAAATGAAATAAAATTTAAGAACTGGATAAATTTTTCCATAGATTTATTAAATTCCCACTTCTTTAGAAATTCTTCAAAGAAAAATATTTCTTTTTTAGTTAGTATTTTTTCTGGAGAGCAAAAAGATACACATACAAATTTTTGACCTGCTATAGGCTTATCCTCTTCTAATAAATCAGCATATTTTGGGTTATTTTTACCGGCAACCTTCTTTCTCTCAAACTCAGTTTTTCTTGTATTCCTATCTTTAGAACGATCCATTTTAGTTAATTTAATTATTTAATTTTAAGTTTTTTATCGCAATATATATTTTTTTCTTTTTATTTAATATAATGAGTGGTTTAATAAACGTCGGAGAACTAGTTAAGAGAATTATTAAATATCTTGTTGAAGGTTTAATGGTGGCTATCGCCGCTTATGCTATTCCTAAACGTTCATTGAATGTTGAGGAGATTGTTTTGATTGCTTTAACTGCTGCTGCTACATTCAGTATCTTGGATACCTATGTTCCTTCTATGGGTGCCACAGCTAGATCTGGTGCAGGCTTTGGCATTGGTGCTAATTTAGTACGCTTCCCAGGAGGGTTTTAGAATATAAAATACAATTTATAAATATATAATAATGAGTATCAATATATTTTTGTAATTATAATAATATTTTTAATGTAAATATATTATTTTATAAGTTTAAAGATAGATTAATAAGTTTAAGTATAAATTGATGAAAATTATTACTGCAGTAGTTAATAATCCAGATTTTATTGAAATGCAATATTATACATTAAAGAAATATTTTAAAGGAGAATATGAATTTATTGTATTTAATGACGCAAAGGGGTTCCCTGATTTTACAAATGATAATGATGTTACAATAAAAAGTCAAATACAAGAAATTTGTAGTAAATTAAAGATAGAATGCATAAATATACCAAATGAAAATCACCAAATAATACAACAGGCTTCTGAACGAACTGCAAATTCACTAAATTTCATCTTAACTTATCAAAAAAATAACCCAGATAAATATTTGTTATTAGATAGTGATATGTTTTTAATTGATTATTTTGATATTGGAAAATATGACGGTTATCATTGTGCAATTGTTTTACAAAGTAGGAATGATTTTCAAACAAACTATTTTTGGAATGGGATTTATTATTTTGATATGTTCAAATTAAAAAATGTAGAAGCAATGAATTGGGATTGTTGTCAAGGCTGTGATACTGGTGGAATGATGCAAGAATGGTTGACCCGACAAATGGAAGGTTGTTCTATGCCAAATACTGATGAAATACGTTGGACAAATAAAATTTTTCATACAAAAAACATTTATTTTATAAAACATTTATGGTCATTAACTTGGGATTTAACTGAATTACCTGAAAAAATAACAGATACAAATATTATTGATTTTTTAAAAAATGACAAAAGAAACCAAAATGGTAAATTTTTTTGTGAAATTTATGATAAAACATTTTTACATTATAGAGCAGGAGGTAATTGGATGGGTGAAGGTATGAAATTCCATAAAGAATTAACAGACCGACTTAAAAATTGTTTATTAGGTTAAATATAATTTAGAATCATTTGTAAAATAAATTATAAATTAGAAGGATAATATTAACATAATATTAAGATAATATATTTAATCTAAATATATTATATTATGGTAAAACATTCAAAAAAAAATACAGGAAAAAAAATCGTAAAGAAACAGGTAAAATCGCACAAGCATTTATTAAAAATGGTAGGAGGTGATTTTTCTAATGATGATAGAAATGAATTGTTACAGCTTGGTTTCGTAAATGAAGATGTAGAATTATTAGAACATAATATTCCAAATATGAATTTAATAAGAATGTCTTTACAACAAATTAACCCAGAGACTGGCGTCACCTTTACTGCAGAAGAACTTATGCAAGGTTTGCACGATGCTATGAATGAAACAATGGAAAACGATGAATTAAATTTGTCTGGAATTTCTAATGCTTCTGATGATGAACATAATATAGACGAAGGAGACTTTTTGGATAACTCATTTATGAGCAATCCTGATTCTATGGAAACAACTAGAGAGAATATAAGTAACTTAAATAATACTAACAACAGCAACATAAGTTTGCAATCAAATGGTTCATTACATTTATCCGACTTGAATGATAGTAACTCACTAAATGTATCTAGTAACACAACAAAAGACGAAGAAACATTTGGCGGTAAAAAATATAAAAAAAAGGCGAAAAAATATTCACACAAAAAAGGTAAAAATAAAAAAGGTAAAAAAACACGAAAATATTTTAATAATTAAAAACTTAAACTATCAAATATCTATTGTAAATTATATTTATCCACACTAAACCATTGTCTAAATTTAGGTATAAACTTACAACAATTTTTGAATTTGCAATCTTCATTACAATAAATAGGTTTTCCAAATACAAGATCCTTCATTGTATCAGATTCATAGAACCACCTTGAACAATGCTTACACTGTAAACACCCATATGGATGGACCTTTTCTTTTAATTCTATGAATACATATTTCATTGTTTTCAAATGGACAAATTTTTGTATCAGTTCACGATGTACAAAATATATATCCACTCTATGTTGTGGGTTGTATTCATAAATCAAATTTGTTATGAATTGTGGAAGGATACCTTTCTTCAAAATATTTTCCATATTATTTAATAAATATATTCATATTTTTAAATATAAAATTTTTAAATATATGATAACCCGTAATAGTATTATGTAAAGGTGTAAAATATTATTTATATCTTAATAAATATTAAATTAAATTGTAGGTATAAATTCCCAATCTAACTCTTGGCAAATTTTTTTCCAAATAACATCCTGTTCTATTCTCTTTTCCCTATCTTTTAATAATGGAAATAATGGTAAATATTGTTCCTCCCCTAAAAGCTCGCATAATTTGTATGCAGTATAATAATAATTTAAAAAATTTACTCTGTCATCTGGACAATACTTGGAATAAGGAGACTGAAGTTCAATAAAAAGATTGCACAAGGTTTCCTCTAATTCAGGAGACATAATTGGAGGTTTAATTCCTAATTTATCTTTGATAAATGGTATATGTTCATAGTACTTATTATAACCTAGTTTTTTTAGTATTTCCTTTGTCTTTTCATTTGTAATTTCTAGTACTTCAATTCTCTCTTTTTTAATCTGGATTTTGATATTTTCAATTACATTTGGCGGTATTTGTGTAGTTTCTTTCCCTTGAAACTGCGCTAAAATTTCTTTAAAGTGATTAATTCGTTTATATGCATAAAAACATACCTCTTTTGGAGGTTCTTTGTATGAAGGTTTTTCATTCTCAACTAAATATGATACAGTTCGCGAACAAGTGTTGCATACCACAATCCCTTCATCATCGAGGGGTATTAACTCACCTTTATTGCAAAATTTGCATATATCGTTTTGAGTAATAAATAAATTAAAATCAATATAAATGTCGTCAATATTATTTAAATATTTTTGTACGATATTATTGCTTGCATTTTTGGTTTTTTGTTCGTCGTCTTTAACATCATTAATTTTAAAAAACGAATTTACTATATTAGATTTATTTGTGTTATTAATAACATTACCTTCGGATATGCTTTTTTTATTCTCAAAATATTCAAAAATAAATTTAGAATTATCAAGGAAATATTCTTTTTTTTTATTTTTTATTTCTAAGATTTTACTAGAAATATCTTTTATTTTATCTTCTAAATCAAGGCGCTGTTCTACATTATTACTATAGTTATTATTCTCTAGTTTTTGAAGTAATATTTTTTTTTCTTTTTTCAGTTCTGGGATTATAAAATATTCATCTTTTGTAAATTCATTAATAAATTCCTTATGTTTTGTATCTAAAGTTACTGAAGTTTTTTTGTTAAATTTTATTTTTTTATTGGTTTTAGGTTTAAAAATTGGCATACTATTTAATTATTAAAGTGTTTTTTTTTAATTTATAATATAAAGAAATTATAATTTTCAATTACTAAATATACGGTACAATTAGTGTAAAGCATATATACACATTATATAATTTATATAAAACATCGCACTTGTATTTCACACGATAAATACTTTAGTAATAGTTTAAAATAGGCATTTGTTTTCTACATTTTATTTAATGGATATTAAATTAGATTTAGAAACTTTAAAAGATTTAGATAATGAAAATGTTAAAATTGATATAAAGAAATTTCATAAAATGGTAATTCTTTTTAATTCTATAGAGCAAGGCTGGAGTGTAAAAAAAATAAAAAATGCATACGTATTTAAAAAAAATCACGATGGTAAAAAAGAAGTTTTAGAAGAATCATATTTATTAAATTTTATGAAATCTAATTTAGACCTTAATCGAATCATTTATAATTAGCTATAGTATACAGTTTTATTTAGATTAACAAATGATAACATAATAAAATAAAAACAAAATACTTGTTTAATAACATAGTATGATGATAAATAATTATATTTAAATATAGACTTATTTCAGTAATGTCAGACTTTAATATAAATTCTATTAAATTCAATTATATTTAATTAAATTCAATTAAATTTAATTTTCTGATTTTTTTTTCTTTAGCAACTATATAAAAATGGGAGGTGGATTAATGCAACTCGTTGCCTATGGCGCTCAAGACGTTTACCTTACAGGTAATCCTCAAATTACTTTTTGGAAAGTTACTTATCGCAGATATACTAACTTTGCCATCGAATCAATTGAACAAACTTTTAACGGCCAAGCCGATTTCGGACGCCGTGTGCAATGTGTTATCTCTAGAAATGGTGATCTTGCTTACCGCACTTACTTGCAGGTCACACTCCCCGAGATTAACCAATTAATGGGTCTTGGATTTGGTTCTTCAAGTGCCTCTGGTGTCTATGCCCGTTGGTTAGATTTCCCTGGAGAGCAACTTATTGCTCAAGTCGAAGTTGAAATTGGTGGTCAAAGAATCGATCGTCAATATGGTGATTGGATGCATATCTGGAATCAACTTACTATGACTTCTGAACAACAACGTGGTTATTTCCATATGATTGGTAACACCACTCAACTTACATTTATCACTGATCCCTCCTTCGCCGATGTTGATGGTCCTTGTGACTCTTCTGCCCCTCGCCAAGTTTGCGCTCCTCGCAATGCTCTTCCTGAGACTACTCTTTATGTTCCCCTCCAATTTTGGTTTTGCACCAACCCTGGTCTTGCTCTTCCTTTGATTGCTTTGCAATATCACGAAGTCAAGATCAACTTAGATATTCGTCCTATTGATGAATGCTTGTGGGCTGTTACTACATTGAATTGCGGTACAGATTCTGCCGGAGTTGCTTCAATGGCTGGCGCCCCTGTTCCTGCTAGTGTCGCATACAATCAATCTTTGGTTGCTGCTTCTTTGTACGTTGATTATGTTTTCCTTGACACTGATGAACGTCGCAGAATGGCACAAAACCCTCACGAGTATTTAATCACACAGCTTCAATTCACTGGTGATGAATCCGTCGGTTCTTCTTCCAACAAGATTAAGTTGAACTTCAACCACCCTGTGAAGGAACTTATTTGGGTTGTCCAACCCGACCAAAACGTTGATTATTGCTCTTCTTTGAGTTGCAATGCGTTGTTGTTCAAAGTTCTCGGTGCTCAACCCTTCAACTACACCGATGCCATTGATGCTCTTCCTAACGCTGTTCACGCTTTCGGAGGTCCTTCTGAACTTACTAGTCCAAATTCTCAAAATGGTTTTATTGACGTTAATGGTCTTTTCGAAGAGCCATTCGCCCAAGATACATTACCTAACTTAAGTGGATATTGGGGTTACAACTTAAGCAATGCCTTGAGTAATGTATACCCCTACGGTAACATAATCCAAACACAAGGACCTACCACTGGTGGCAACAACGAGTCTACTGTGTCTGATGCTGGAACTTTCGTCCTTACTGAAACCTCTTTGGATATGCACTGCTGGGGCCAAAACCCCGTTGTCACTGCCAAGCTCCAACTTAACGGCCAAGATCGCTTCTCTGAACGCGAAGGAACTTACTTCTCTTGGGTCCAACCTTACCAAGCTCACACACGCAACCCTGATGAGGGTATTAACGTGTACAGCTTTGCATTGCGCCCCGAGGAACATCAACCAAGCGGCACTTGCAACTTCTCCCGCATTGACAATGCCACATTGCAATTGGTCTTGTCCAATGCCACTGTTGAAGGCACCAAGACTGCTAAAGTCCGTGTCTATGCCACCAACTATAACGTGTTGAGAATTATGTCCGGTATGGGCGGGTTGGCTTATTCCAATTAAACGTATTGTTACGATATTATCGTCTCATATGTTTTTATATATTTTAATAATTGATAATACACTTTTTAATTATTAAAGCAAAAAACTACATAAAGACAAAAGTATAATTAAGTGATACAATGAGCGTAGATATCGTAAATCTCATCGAAAGTAACCCGATTACAAAGCTAAACGGGAATTATCAGTCAAAATTGATTGAAAAAGTGAAAAATAGTTTCACCGATTATGAGCAACAAATATTTTTGGCTAGTTTTTATTGTTATTTACACCCTTGAAGATTTAAAATGGGACAAATTTATTAGTAGGTTTTTTCTAATTTTATTATAGAAATGACACATAAAAAGCGAAGATTATAAAATATCTGCTGTTAAATATTATTTGAAGAATAAAGACAATATTAGAAAAACTTGTAAAATTTTTGATTGTAAAAAATCTACATTACAACGATGGATAAAAAGATATAAAACTAATAAAAACCTTACAAGAAGAAACCGAAAACCTATATCTTATAAAATTACTAAACCGCAAGTTAATACTGCGTTAGAATTATTGAAACAAAACGAACAACTTACTATGAATGAATTAGCAGTTGATATGAAAAAGAAATACACTAAATTTAATATTACACCTCAACATTTAGGACAAGTAATAAGGGATAATAACAAAACAAGAAAAAGAACAAGGCACGAACATTTCCCAAAAGAAAGATATAAAAAACCAATTGAAAAAGCAAATGAAATGAATAATTTTTTTACCGAAGTTCGTAAATTTCCTATAAATAAAATTATTTGTTTGGATCAAACAAGTGTTGGTTCTGCGTTAAAACCTACATATAGTAGATGTAATTTAGGTAAGCGTTGCATAATAAAAACATCAAACCAATTTGTATTTCGTAAATTCACATTATTAGTAGCAATAAATAATTCAAAATATGTTGGAAAAGAAATGTATGAAAAAGGCGGTATGACAAAAGAACGATTATTAGAATTTTTACAGAAATACATATTTCCAAAATACAAAGACCATCTTATTATTTTAGATAATGCAGGAAGTCATAATAACGAATTAATAAAAAATGCTATTACAAAAAGCGGTAATACATATTTATTTGCGGTGCCTTATACTCCTCGTAGCAATTTACCAATAGAAGCATATTTTAATCAAATAAAAAATACTTTGAAAAAAGATAGAAATGTTGAAAATTACCAACAATTAGAAAATAATGTAGATAGAGCAATAGAAAAAGTAAAACCAGAAAATTATAAAAATTATTTTGAATATGCTTATAATTTGAAAGAAGGAATGGATTTACAAAGGAAATCATCAACACGAAGAAGGAAATTAAAATTTATAAATAATATACTTAAAATTTATTTGTGTATTTTAAGTATATTAACGAATGCGTCTTAAAAGTGAATTATACAAAAAAGAACAAGACGAAATAATAGAAAAAATTGTAAGTATTTTGGATTTGAAAAATAATACAGAATATACACTTTATGAATTAGATAAAAATGAAGAAATACAAAAACAAATAATGGAATTAATACCTGAAATAAGAAAATGGTTCTCATTTAACAATATGAAAGCAGTTGGAGAACCAAGTAAAAGAAAAAGACCTTGGTTATGTATTATAAAACAATTAATAAAAACAAAATATAATATTGTAAGTAGTGATTATAGAATGATTGATAATGGGGTAGAGATTAGAACCCATAAATATAAAATTGAGTTGATATAAACATTTCATTACATTTATATTATACAAAATGGAACTGCCTGAAATTTCAATAGAACAAAATAATATTATTCAGCAATTATTATTAAATAATAATGTTGTTGTTGATAGTGTTGCGGGAAGTGGAAAAACCACTTGTAATTTACATATAGCAAATCATTTTAATAATATGAATATTCTACTATTAACATATAATTCAAAATTAAAATTAGAAACAAGAGAAAAAGCAAAAAAATTAGGAATTTGTAATATAGAAGTTCATAGTTATCATTCATTTTGTGTAAAGTATTATGATAATCAATGTTTCACTGATACTATAATAAACAAAATAATAAAAAATAGAAAGAAACCATTAAAGCATTTTAGTTTTGATTTAATTGTTCCAGATGAAGCACAAGATATAACAAGTTTATATTATGAACTTATTTGTAAAATTTATAAAGATAATAAAAACATAAACGCAAAAATCTGTATTTTTGGTGATAAAAAACAAAGCATATTTGATTTTAATAAAGCAGACCAAAGATTTATTGAATATGCAACAGAGTTATTTAATTTTAATTCTTATAATTGGATAAGATGTAATTTACCAGTTAGTTTTAGAATTACATATGAAATGTCATTATTTATTAATAAATGTTTATTAAAAGAAGAACGCATTATATCTAATAAAATAACAAACAATAAACCAAGATACATAATGTGTGATTGTTTTGGAGATAAATTAGGTACATCATCAAGAACATTTGAAGAAGTTAAATATTATTTTGACTTGGGTTATAAACCAAATGATATATTTATATTGGCGCCATCTATTAAAAGTGTAAATTCCCCTGTTAGACAATTAGAAAATAAAATTAAAAGAGAAATGCCGAATGTTATGGTATATGTTCCAACTAATGATGATGAAAAATTAGATGAAGAATTATTAGAAGGAAAAATAATATTTTCAACATTTCATCAAACAAAAGGGTTGGAACGAAAAGTTGTAATTATATTTAATTTTGATAACTCATATTTTGAGTTTTATAAAAAAGATGCTAATCCGTGCATTTGTTCTAATGAACTATATGTTGCTACTACGAGAGGGATAGAGCATTTAACATTATTTCATCATTACAATAATGAATATTTACATTTTATAGATAAAACTAATATACAACTATATTGTCATTTTGAAGATACAAAGATGTTTATTAAACCAAAAAACCAACTTCTTAAAAATATCAACACTTCAATTACAGATATTATTAAATTTCTGCCTCAAAATATTATAGACGAATGTTTTAATCAATTAGAAATAACACAAATCAGTAAATATATAATAAACAAAATTAACATTCCTTTAAAAATATCAAATGATGAAACTACTGAGTGTGTAAGTGAAATAACAGGTATAGCAATACCAAGTATGTTTGAGTTAAAACTAAAAGATAAAATGAGTATTTTTGAATTATTAATAGAAACTGATTTTGAAAAAAATGTTATTAATAATGGAAATAATGGGTGTTTAATTCAACTAAACAATACACCTAAACAAAAAAAACATAATATTAATGATATTAATATAAAAAATCTAACTCCAGAAGAATTGCTATATTTATCTAATTGTTGGAATACACTTAAAAATGGTTATCTATTTAAGATTTATCAAATTACAAAGTACGACTGGTTACAAGAGAAAAAATTAGATGAATGTATTAATAGATTAACTGAACTAAATATTTCAATAAATTCTTTATTTGAATATAGATTAGAAACAGAAAATGAGGTAGAATTATTAAATCGTAAGTTAATTGGATTTATTGATTGTGTTGACAAAGAAAATAATATTGTATATGAGTTTAAGTGCGTTCAAAAAATAGAAAAGGAACATTATTTACAATTGGCATTATATATGTATATGTATGAGTTAGAAAAAATAAAACATATAAAACGCATTACAGACGAGTTTAATAAAAATAACGATACATTAGTAAATAAATCAATTGCAGAATTATTACATATGAAAGAACGCATAATAAAAAAAATAAACATTAATGAGAAAAAATTAATAGATTATAAAAATAATATAATTTATGATGAAACAAACCAATATTCTGTTGGTGATATAATTAAATATAAATTATTTAATGAAGAAATCGGTACAATAGTTAAAATATATAAAACGAATGGAAAAATAAAAGTAAAAAATAGCGATAATAAAAATATTGATATACCAAAAACACTTATAATATCTGTTAAAAAACATCTTGACATTGAAGTTATAAACACAAAAATTAATGATATTGAAAACGACCTATGTAAATTAAATACTGAACTAACCGATATTAATAATTTAATAGATGAAAAAAAACAACAAGAATTATTAAGATTAACTACTAAATTAGAATATGAAATAGAATTATACAATAGAAAAACCGAATTTGTATTATTTAATATTTTAACAAATGAGTATATTGATGTAAAATGTGATTTTCAAAAATTAAAAAAAATGGTTGAATACCTAATATATTCAAAATATATAAATGATAAACCTATAACAGATGAAGAATTTATAAAAATAAATACAAATATTCATAAATTATATTTTGCGTAAAATGACTTAAAATAAAAATATTAAGGAATATTATAAAGGATGGAAATAAAAGAAAAACCACCAGAGGACTTTTTCAAAGGAATTAAAACCTCCTTAAAAAGTGTCTTGAAACATCCTGACATTAACTTACCTAAAATTACAAATGCTGTAATTAAATGTAATAAGATTGTTATTCAAACATTAATGTTTATGAAACTTTTTTTATTAGACCATTATGATAAACATAATACACTACCTATCATAAACGATGAATTTATTAATTCCTGTATGAAAATTTTATGCAATGAAAAAGCATCTGGAAGACCTCCAAAACAAGAAATTAAAGAACTCAAAGAAAAACTCACCGCATTTTACAAAACAGATTTTCAACCACTTATTCAAAATGAAAATTTAGATTATACACATATGAATACTATTTTAGACTATCTAACTATTGATATTCAAACTATGTATGAGAATAACATTAAGTTTCATTATGTAGAATATGTTGAAAGATATATAAATGTTGTTTGGAAAAAGAAATTTATTGTAAATAAAATAAGGAAAATGAATATTACACAAAAAGAAAAGGAACAAAGAGTAAATAATTTATGCAGTCAATTAAGAAAAATTAAAACTGATTTATTGAATACTGAAACAACGAATTATAAATCTAATTTTGCCTATCACAAATGGATTAATCAACAAAAACAATTTATTACACCAAATAAAACAATTTACAAAAAGAATAATATTGTTTATGATTTAATATGTAGTCCATTTGATTATTTTAGTAATATGATTTTTATGATGAAACAAGTTGAAAAAGAAGACCAAACAATTAGTAATGTATTTCCTATGAGAAGTGAAGTTATACCGAAGCATATAAGATTAGATACAACCACATTAGTCCATTTACTTATGACAAAAAAACAAGGAAATAAAAGTGATTATTTAACAAAAGGTAATTTGAAACGCAAGGAAGATAAAATATGGGAGTTTTTTTTTAGAACTGAACGCAAGTTTTTC